TCAGGATGTCAAGAAGGATGACCAAAACTCGCGAGCACCCTCTGGCACGACCCAGGCCCATGGGGCATAGCGTGAGCCAAGCAAATCCATGGCCGCCCGGAGTTGCAAAGGGATAGGGCAAGTGAGGCGCCAGGTTGTTCCATCCACAGTGATTCGTTCTCTAGGGCCAACAGCCAGACTGCGCGCCAAGAGCGCCCATTGCCACTCATCATGGTCATAGAGGTCAAGTGAACGCCTGTTTTCGCCTCTGATGGAGAGTAGGGTAGGATGCCAGTGCTGGTCCCCATAGCCGCGTCGAAATGCGCACCAAATACCGTCCGTAGCATCGCTAGTCCACCGACCCTCGCAATTGGGACTTTTAACGTCGCCGAAGTATCCCCCCGGTGCTCCAGAAAGTATTCTTACCTCGGCATCGATACTCAGTGGATGCCCTTCCACTGTCAGCGCACGAATCAGCAATTCCCAAAAGCCTTCCAACGTGAGCGTATCATCCCTAACAAGGCGACCCTCTCTCCGACTCGCGTGTTTCAGATAGCCAAGGGGGCCTAACCACTCATCAAACTCATGGCGTTGGATTCCGGCCGCGCTAAGGGTGCCAAAGTCGTCATCGGCAGCGATGCAGACTCGTCGAAGGATATCGTCAGGACTGACCGATTCCAGCATCTTGATTCCCTGAGGTACGGTTGACGCGCTCAGTACCACACCGGTCTCATTGCCTGTCGGAATCCAACGGGGCGTGCCGAGTGCAATGTACCGTTGTCCGCTCAAGAGGACCTCATCGCACTCCCCGAGGAGCACCAGTTGATCGAGGAGTTTGCCGATCTTGTCTGAACTCGGTTCGATTATTCCGAGAACATCGAGTTGCTCGCGCGCATAGCGAATTAAGGCGCGCTTTGGGGCTAATCCCCAACGCGCAAGGGGGCGCCTGAGGAGTGCGGCTACCTCTCGACGGCTGAACGAATGTCCATCCTTGGGAATTGTGAGGCCTAGAGCTTGGGCAAATGACGTGGTGGTCGTGTTCAGATTCACGATTGTGCTTCCGCAACTGCCAGCGCCGCCTCGAGTACGGCGCGCACGCGTAGCCCGTGTACGATTGAGATCAACAGCACTCTGGCACGAGTACAGGCCACGTAGAGATCCTCCTTGCGAAAAAGCCGCCCAAAGTCATCAAGGTCATACAGGATTACCACATCCGCTTCGAGTCCTTTGAACGACCTCGCGGTCGTAATAAGGACACCCTTACCATCACGCCAAGCCTCTGCACTTGTTACAAACGCCACACCACTTACCTCCTCGACATCGGCCATGCTCCCGTTTGCTTTCGCTGAGGGACCTATGAGAACGATTTGGCTCGGAGCTAGGCATTCATGCTCGAGGAGACGACGCAATTCGCCAAGAACGAGCCCCTTTTGCTGTCGAGCGTTGCCGCACCGGAGTATGCGTGGGTGCACACCGATAGGTGCTTTAGAAAAAAACTGAGGCTGTAAATTGAGCATCGAAGCGCTTGTGACAGCGATCTTGCGAGTGTTTCGGCAGTTTACGGTGAGTCGAAAGCGAGCATCGAAGCGGACCGGAGGCCACTGTACGGCGCCGCGAAGCGATTGGTTCGGGTCCATAAACGCGTAAATGGGAGAGTCAGAGTTCTCTAGCAGTGATTGGGTAAGTGCATACCACCAACCGAGCGAGAAGTCCTGCGCTTCATCTACAACGAGAGCGTCGTGCCTTACGTCTTTCGATGTGAATTCGAGGGCGAGCACCGCCTGCTCGAGCAGGTCCGGGACCTCGTCATCCCAGAATGCCTCATTTGGTGGCCCTCCTTGGGCTGGTTTGAAGGGAATCTCTGCTTCATCCGCGAGTTCGGCAGCTAGGGCGTGGAAGTGCCTAACTGTCAATAACGTGCTAAAGGCCGCTGTGGAGGGATCATCGGCGATCTGCCGCCGGATCCAGATTGCGAGTTCCTTGTTGTAGCAAACGAACAGAGTACGCTTCCCACATCGAGCAAATGAGAGGGCTCGCTGAAGCGCGAGGAATGTCTTACCGGAGCCTGCGACTCCTTCCACCAAAACGCGGTCCTGCGCGTACAAACCTTCGAACACCTGTGCCTGGTGCTCGGTCAGTTCTAAAAGACGCTGGACTGCCACATGAATGTCAGGGCCAATGGGCCTGAATACCCGGAATCGGGGCATCAGGCAATCGTTAAGTAGCATATAGAAACGATCGAGTGGGAGCGCACATGGCTCGTTAGTCCACCCATTAAATGCGGTATTGATCGCCTGCTCCATAAATGGGAGGTGTCGCCGCGAGATCACGATCGCCCTATCTGCATTGGGTGGTGGCTGGCCCTCGTAGTCCATATGGGGGAACACGACAGCATAGCCATGCACTAGTTGGTCCTTTCCTATCCTGCCACCCGATCGCTCCTTCGCGATATCGAGAAGTGCGTGCATGTTCCGCCGAGCTTGGCGGAAAGGGTCCTGGAACTCGCGAGGACCCTCATGTGTGTCGCGGTACCACCTATGCCCATCGTGCCGAATGGTGTCGCCACCCTTGACCTCTAGCACCAGGAGCCCTCGCTCTGGATGTAGCACGACGAAGTCGGCCTCACCCTCTGCAAGTGCGCCCTCACCTCGCCAAGGTCGAAGCCATGGGTAAGAGTGCAGGACCACGTAGTCATCTGAGAGTTGATCACGTAGTGCCTGGTAGACTGGTTCCTCGGATGTGTGCTCAAGTTGAGCAGGGTCAACGTTAGGGATCATGCGCGCCATTAATCCCCCCTCAATCGCTGCAACACACCATTAACGAACACACCGTACGCACGACCGACAATGTGGACATTCTCGAACTGATGTGTTTCGGAGCGAGGCGCGACATGCGAATGGTACAGGATATGTACCTTGTCATCGCGAATGCTCGGCAGGCCGAAAGTCCATTGTGAACCTGTGGCGTTAAAGGCACCATCTTGGCTTACAAGAAGGCGTGGTATTCGATCCCTTAAGGCTGTGGCAAAATCATCACCAGTCGATCTTTCGAAAACAACCCAGGCACCCGCCGAGAAGAACCCTCCGGGCATTCGCTCGAGGGTGGGATGCACCAACTGCACGACAAACGCCCCTTCGGGAACGCGGTCAAGCGCCACGGTCGCGAGAGGACTAGGGTTATCACCCTTAATAGCTAAATCGATTGCCTCGTAGATTGGATGACCACTCTCTTGTTCTCGTAGGAAAACCGGGAGCGTTGGCCCATGATTAGTTCCTCGGCTTGCTCCAGTGACCTCTCTAACGGCAGCCGGCAACGCCCGGTCAACTAGCAGTTGATCTACGACCATCACTTCTGGTTGGCCAACCAAGACTCGACCGAGATCAGATCCAGCCTCCCCGGGAGTCAGTGGATGGCCGAGAACTATAAGGCGATCATCAAGATCGGGGAGCCTCAATGCGCCGGGAGACTCGATAACCGATTGACCTGAGTCGCGGAGATCAACCGCTAGCGCACGCAACAGACGCTGTTCCTCGTCGTTCGAAATTGTCGGCAGTTCGCCGTAGATAACGTGCCGAAGGAATGCGGCCGCAAGGTGTCGGTGAAAGTAAACGTGGTCCCACTTGTTCTTGTAGCTTCGCAGACACTCGTAGCAAGAGTGCGTGCAAGTACACGATTCCAACCGATGAAGCGCTTCGCCGAACATCGCGTGTGCGTTTTGGGCCGCTACACGTACGAAGCCTGCCCCACCAGCAGTATGATCGTAGAGGTAAACCTCCACCTGCCGGCCCGTGCGACCACCACTCGTCATGGCGACCCGATACTCTGCACCGATTTCATCTGGATCGATGTCCTGTAACTTCGCCGCAGCAGTAGCCAAAGCCTCTGCGACGGTCGTCAAAACAATTTTTGCGACCACCGAGCCGGGAGGGAGGATGACTGGCTCACTCAATTGGAACCGCACTAGGGCGACGTCAGTCGTGAACTCGTTCCCAAGTACTACAATGGTCGGCGTGCCGTTGCAACTGCCGCCATGAGGGTGATGGTCAGGGTTCGGACGCGGGTGTCCACCGCGCTGGATGCGCCCGCCTGTCCATCCGTTGGGCTCCGCCCGACCGCAGCGCGGGCAGTAGAGGAAGCCCGGTCGCATCGGGTCTTTAGAACCGGTGTTCGTGAGCACCAAACGCTGTTTGGCAGTCCAGATCTCGTAGCCGGCACCGTTGCGTGAGACCTCAGTCTTCTCCGCTGGTCCGACGTCCGTGAAGGGGGCACTTAACTTCGCTCTCGTTGGTCGGGTTGGCGTGGGACTATCCTCGAGAGGAAGTTCTGCGGGAATATCTACCGGATGCGCGAACCCTGCGGGCCGAATCCACCGAGTGCCGACACCCAGCGAGCCCTTACCACCGCATGCCGGGCAGTCAAGCACCTGACCCACGTAATGCTGGTTGCTTCTAGGCTCAACCTTCGCATAGCCGCAGTGATTACACTCGAAGTAGACCTTCATCGAGAGCCAAGCCTGCCAGCATTCACGGCGGTTAAACGGGGTCCATATCGCGAACGAGTAGTGGCGCTCTCCATTTACCCATACCTCACGGCCAGGCGCATAGCCCGATAGGGCTTGATTGAGGCCTAACTGCGGGGAGTACTTGAGGATCGCTCGGCGCTCAGTACTGGTAGTTGGGTCGAAGACATGGAAGGTAACCACATCGGTCGGGAACGCATAACGCGGCAAGACGCCACGATCGAACAGTCGGTCGAGCAACTTCTCAGGGTCAAGACCTCCCTCGGGTGCATCCTCGGTGCAGTCAGCGCGGGATGACGCTTTCTCTGCTGATGTTGGCTCGATTGCGTCGAAGTCGAAATCACTGCCCCAGTCCATTACGAGCCTCTTCGCTTCTTGCCCTGCTTCTCCGGCCTCAGCAAGCACTTGATCCACCGCGGGGGACATCTGCTCACTGACCTCGGCGGGATCAACCGGGCCAGCGCCGATCATGCGTAGTGACTCAAGCAGTTCCCCAGGAATGGAGTCGACAAATCCTGATTTCTCGTTGACTATGCAATCCGGAATGACCTCTATCAACGCCGTTGACACGTCCTCCGCATTGTTGGACAGCCACTCCGCGAGCCCTGTGTATGAGAAGACATTTGGCCCACCGTTACGAAATTCCGCTAGCAGGCCTAGGCTCTCGAAAACATTGGCATTGACGGCTTCATTGTCAGTAAGGTCTGGAATCGCATGCTGTTGGTACATACTCATCAAGAGCGCGAAGCAGTGACGACGGACGATCTCGACGTTGTCTAAATTGAGCGAAGGGTCGGGTACTGGTCCACTTACCATTCCTTCTGGGTCGCCAAAAAACTGTTGGTCATGGCTGTCGGCGCCACAGTAGGTAATAACGGTCGAGAGTGCAGACCCACGACGCCCTGCACGGCCGGCGCGCTGTTGGTAATTGGCACGACCAGGCGGGACGTTTCGCAGTGCAACAGCCGTCAAACTCCCGATATCGATGCCTACTTCCATAGTCGTAGTACATGACAGCACATCGATAGGGCCTTCCTTTCGCCCCTCTGGCCCCTCCACATCGAGGTCCTGAAAGCGGAGTTCGTGCCACTCTGCGCGAGCCACTGCTGCGCTGTTGCTGCTGTCGTTCAGCGCTGCGGAATGCTCTGCAGCAACGTACGGGTGAGGTGCGTATCCCGGCTCTCGCTCAAGCCGCTCCACGTGGCGCCGGAAGTGCCCCTTTCGAGACACAAAGACAGAATCGTGCGATGGGTTCAACGGCCGAGTGATTCCGGAGCACTGACGGTTGCCGTATTTGACCACGCACCGATCACCCGCGAGTGGATTGGCTGGCTGCGCGGTCGTACAAGTGTCGCAGCGACGCCAGGAAAGATCGGTCGTCACGATGCGGAGTTTGCTCGCGCGCAGAATAAAGCCATTGGCGGTCTCGTTGACTGCGAATGTGCGCCGAATGAAACGGGCCCACGGTGTTTCTGTCCCACGCAAGTACGTGTTAAACCACTTAGCTCCTACAAGATCTTTCACAAAGTCAGGGAATGACGCCGTCGTACGATTAATCCTCGCCCCGATTGTGGCATCCAACCACTCGCTTGGTGTGGTGGGAAGCAAAAGAGCGTGACTGGCTATGGCTCTGCTAATCCATAACTCGAGCAGCGCCTGCCTGCGCTCCGCCTCCGATAGTGCTGGCGGAATGGGTGGCACGGGCAATTGCTCGAATGCGCGCAGATCTATGGCGTCGAGCGATGGTCTTATAGTCGCCAGGGCAAGGGCACTGAGACCAGTGTGTGGATCCTTCAGCACTGGATACAAAGCCAGCATCAGCGCCTTGTTGGTCCTAAGAGTGTTTAACTCTCCCGAATACTTTAAAATATCGCGCTCGCTGGCTGGTAGATCACTATTCAAGAGTTCTCGGAACGTTGCGAGGTCCTCATCGAAGTGCGGCGCCTGTGCTGGTCGGAGGTGTACACCGCGGCGGACGCAGCCCGTTAGGAGCGCCGCATACGAATGATCCAGCGTGATCGGTACTTGAAATCGCCGCTCCAACTCGGCAAATCCGTCCAAGATCAACGGCCGCACCGCGTCTCGGAGTGAATACTGTTGCAACTTCCCCGCAAGCCGCGACGCGGCCTGACGCCCATCTGAGAAGATGAGGGCCTTGCGGCCTCGTAAGGGCGTCTGCACGTCTGGACGTGGGGGCTGCTCTAGAAGTTGCGAAGAAACGATCTCCTGAAAGGGCTCATCGCCTTTAGTGACATGGTCCATAATGTCGGTGCCGCGTGCCCCACAACATGGGCAGTGGTCGAACTCCCCTGCGGGTGTATTCTGCTGACTCTGCTGATCATTTTGTGGCAACCATACCTCACGGGCTATGTCACTACGCGAACCGAGCCGGCCAGTGATCGGGTCTAGATACTCGAATCGAGCGCCAGATCCAGCCGGAGGCTCTTCAAGCGCGATGAAGAGGGGCTGGACTACGCCATCGGCGTCGTCAACCTCACCAACATCTTCAGTCCAGAGGTAGTCGGGGTCTTGCGGGTTGAAGGCGAAGGCTTTGAAGAAGGCAGTTCCGCACGAACGGCAAGTGTAAATCTCAAAGACGCGGCTATCGCATGCGCAGGTATGCATTGGCTGTGCATAAACTGCGCCGGTGGGTAGGACAACGCCCTCCCTCTCCCATCTTTGCCTTCGCTCCGACGCAATTTGGTTGCAGTTGGGGTTACAGCAGGCCCACAGTCCAGGGAGTCCTCGAAAGAACGCGTGTACTCGGGCGGCAAGGAGCGGCGCGTCGTTGGGTCTCATCTTTGCCATCGACGCAAGTTCAACCAGCACGTCTGTTGCGGAGCGCGCAAGTTCGGGCGCGATCTCAGGGAACAAGCACTCCCCCAAACGTCCAAGGCGCTGAGCCGGGCCGCCCCCGTGAGAATCAACCTCATCATCGTCTGAAGATTGTGCGCCACTCGTAAGATTCAGTAGACGACCAATGACGGGGACGTTTTGTAACGCACTGAACAGTAGGCGCGCAACCGGATCATGCCCTTGGGAGAGCTGTGGGTTTCCGTTCTCTAGGGCGAGTTCCATCATGTCGCCAACAATCACTTCGAGTTTTGCCGACAAGGGCGTCGCTGAGAGAACGGCAACGACGCCTTCAGGCAGCGCGACCGGTTCGGTTCCGACATTGAAGTTCAGTTCGATCTTCTCCAAGTTTGCGGACAGGCAGCGAAGCACGACCGTCGTGGCAGATGAACATTGGGATACGACGCACAGTCGGGGAGCAGTGACTCGATCAACTGCCACCGAGAGTACTGGCATCACTGCGGTGACGCGGTCCTCAAGGTCGGAGGAGCGCAACCTCGCGAGATCGACAGTTGCGAGCGCCTCCGCGAACCTCTGATCGCCGGGGCCGGATGGGTTCGCTGCTATCTTGGTTCCAGTGAGGACCTCGAATCCACCTGAAGGCTTGCCGGCGAGCTCAGCAGCAAACTCGCGCGCCGCATTGGGGTCTGAAAATGAGGCGCTAGTGCAGATAATCTGGAGTTGCTCCAGCGGAATGCTGAGGCGATTGCGAAGCCGGCGAATGAGCATTGCCACTTCCGTGCCCTGCGCGCCGCGGTATAGATGAGCTTCGTCAAGGACGAGCAGAAGGCGCTCGGACGGGTGGTCGCGGTAGTAATCTGCGGTACTCCGAAAGATCCCACGCTCAATGGGTCGAAGGAGCATGTACTCTAGCATTGAGTAGTTTGTAACAAGCAGATCGGGCACCCCCTCCTGCGCCTCATGCCGGAGAAACAGTTCGGGGTCCTCGGGCCGCTCCACAGTCCGTACCCAGTTGCCGTGCACATCCTTCCAACGCCCCGTCCCGTACCAAGAAGAGATACCGTCCTCGCAATCCGGAGAGCTAGACGGCTTAGTGGGCCACTTGCCACGAGTTCGCAACTCTGCAATCAGCGCTCTCGCGCCTCGATCATGCGCTGCCCGATTTTCGAGGTCGCGGTAGAATTCCAGGCTCTGAAGACGTTCCCGATGTTTGCTCGGGTCCTCCTGGCGTTGTCCGGGATAGAGTGTACGACCAGTGTATCGAGCGAACTTCATCGGTCGCCCCGCGCGCTCGGTGAACCACCGGGCAGCCGCATCCCCACCAAATAGGACCCTGAGCCGTCCTAATTGGTCATTGACTAATGCGTTCATAGGATAGAGCAGCAAAGCACGGACGGCACGAGTTCCAAAGCTCGTCCGGTCCTCCGTAGCCTCGTTAGCAAGCCGACCGAGGATAGGGAGCAAGAATGTTTCGGTCTTGCCCGATCCTGTACCCGTCGTGACGACCAAATCTCGGTAGGGTGCGTTCAATGATAATTCTAGCGCTTGCGCCTGGTGGTCGTATGGCGGGTCGAAGATTGTGCCTTGCTCGCTGAGCCAATTGAGCAGATCAGACGCCCCCTTGGGTAGGCTCAGATCTGAGTATCGACGTGAGGCAGTGTAACGGGCTGTGCTTTCAAGATAAGGCTCCTGCGCTATGGCGCCGGTTCGCTGTAAAAGCTCATCACGCAGATCCACTAGCGCCGGGTTGGAGACATGATAGGTCGACGTAATGTAGGTTCGAAGCGCGTCGCTATAATGTTGAAGTTCTCGGTACATCCTCAGCTTTCCTCGTTATCAATGTCTTCACCCGTCGTGCGCTCACCAGTCGATCTACTCGAGATTGGACTTCCAGTGCCTCCCGATGCGGTACTAAGGCATTCTCTTGCTCTCTACCAATCTAAACACCCGACGTTATATGTGACACTGTGGTGTTCAGTAATGTACATGACCGATGCAAAGAGTTGTTAACCGTCAGCCTTACACGGATTTGTCTAATAACAGCGCTCGCTCATCGGCGCTACACACCCTTTGCCTCAGTCGATGCTATCACGGGCATAGTCACATTCATATGCCAGCGCAATCGTACGAATAACTCTTAAGGACTGACACAACCCACAAGGTCGTCTTAATCCGTTGTTCAAGAGGCATGACACAATGGAGTGGCTGAGGTTTCAGAAGCCAAAGTATAGGGAATGCTTTCAGCAGCCCAGCCGAGTTGGCGATCAGACCACAAGCAAAGCTGACTCTGCCTCTCGTCTCGCTACCAATCCGGGCAGTACTTTCCCACCACCATAGACCCATCGGCGCAGTTCATGCGCCGCATCCGGCCAGTCCTGTTGGTTGATCCGCCGCCGTAGCGTCGATGTCTGGAGCCGCCCCGCACCGAGGTTAAAGGTGAAGTCGACGATAGCTGCGAGCCTCCGCCTGGGCTCAGTGGCCAGCACCGGGCAGTAGCGCAGTGTGGCATTGAGTGCCGTCATTAGGTCATGTGCCAGATAGACCTCGGCTTCGGCCTCCGTGATCGGTGGGTGCTTGGGATCGCAAAGATGGCCAAAGCCAATCGTCCAATAGCCCGCTGGGCAGACGTAGGGATGAGCCCTCCGTAATGGATCGGACTTCGGTACCCAATGAAAACCTTCGAAATACTTGGCGAGTTCAATGGCGACCTGCGGAACCTCGATCACGGCCGCACCCGGTCGAATACGCGTCCAAGGAACCAGAAGTTTAGCACCCCTGCCCACAGTGCCTGATCCGCCTCTGTCCATGCACGCAAAATGGCCATGTCCCAGTCGGTACCTGCGGTCACGGCGGCCGCGAACGCCGCCATCTTGGCCGCGCAGTACAGCGCCATAAACCAGTAGGTGATCACCGGACGCACGCTACTCGACAGCGCATCGGCCCAACGTACGCCGGTTTTCTCGCCCTGGGTGCGGACAGCTTCGCGCAGCGTCTCGATGGCCCCGACGTTCCACGCCGCATCGGCACCCGCGCCGATCTCAGCCATCCGCTGGGCGCCTCGCAGCTTCTCGAACTCCAGCGCCTTGTCCTGCATCGCCAACTCGTGGCTGCGCTCGCCCTTGCGGTCCAGCCACTTGAGGATTTCGGGGGCGAGGCGGAAGGCCCCACCGAGGAGGCCGCCGAGCAGGGTCTCGATCATTGGCCACCTCCGTATAGCTTGAGCTTGAGGGCGGCTCCAATGAGCAACGCAGCGAGCAGCCCCGTAGTGACGACCTTGACGACGGTCTGCCACGCCGTGCGGCGGGCATCGCGCCAGGCTTCGAGGAGATCACGCAGCTCCCGGATGTCTCGGGCGGCGTGGCCGTTCTCGAGGCCGAGATGGGCCAGCACGCGCTCGGCCCCACGCTCGGCGGCGCGGTCGAGCAACTCGGCGAAGTCCTCCTTGCGCAGGAGGAGCCTGTTCTCGACGAGGACGGGTTTCTGAGGTTCAGTCATGGGCAAGCTCCGGAAATGAAAAAACCCGCCCCGAGGGGTCTGCCTCGGGACGGGTTCGGGGTTGAATTAGTAGATCAGCGATTCTTCAGATCTCGATCAATTCCAGTGTGAGATTAGGGGCGACGGCTTCCACCACCCCATTGCGCACAAACACCTTCTGCCCGACCTCGGCGCTGCCGCGGGCCTTGACGAGGCCGCCCCCGGGCAGTTGCACCGTGACCACGCCGGAAGCCACTTCGGTGACGGTGCCGATCTGCAAGGGTGGATCGGGCAGCAACGCACGGAATTGCTGATACAGGTTAGGCATGGGTCTCAACTCCCAACGTCTGCCAGACCTCGGGCAGTTCCGCCTGCACGCTGGTGCTGCGTACGAGGCCCAGCCGGGTGATACTGCCGTCCTGATACTCCACGAAGGCACCGGGTTCGATGATGCCGGTCTCGGCCAGCACCGGCAGGCGCAGCGTCACCTCGATCTGCCGCCCGGTATCGGCCAGCACCGCGAGACCCCGCTGCCGTGCCGCCGCGGCTTCGGTGATCAGGGGATCAACCACCATCGGGGCGAGGACGTCACCGGCCGTGCCCGCGCGGGTCACCTGGCCCAGCACACCCACCTCCTGCCCGGACACGAACACCCGGTTGTAGGCGGGCTTCTCCTGCCAGCGCAGCGACTCGCGGGCCACGGCCTCGGCGGGCAGCACGAAATCCGGCGTCACCGCGTCCCATTCCCACGGAGCCATCGGGTACCGGGGACGCACCTTCAGGCTCAACGCCGAAGTATGCGGGATCAGGTAGCCGCCACCGGCGTTGGCAATGGCGATGAGCGCCTCGATCCAGGTGCCCTGATGGGCGAACACTCCGGCCGGCACCAGCCAGTCGGTGAGAACCCAGTCCACCGTCCAGCCCAGCGGCACGCCGTTCACCGTCAGCACGTCATCCATCAGCTGCCGGGCGGTACGCGCCTCGCCGTTCGAGAAGTTCATCACCGGCGCGTAGGGCGCGGCCAGGACCGCATTGCGGCCCCGGCCCGAGAGACGGATGCTCGCCTCGCCGAAGCGGCGCTCGCGGCTGATGTCCTCGGCCAGGACGCGGAAATCCGTGCCGTTGATGCGGGCCAGCAGTTCGACCGGTCCTGCACCCGGATCGCTGCCGGGTTCCACCAGCGCCAGTGCCGTCGCAGGCAGCACGGCCTCGAAGCCCCAGGCCCAGGACGCCGCATCCAGCGACAGCGACAGGCTGAATGCCGGCACCTCGGCCCCATCGGGCACCCGATGCAAGGTCACATCATTGATCACGAAATACACCCTCCGGACAGGGGCGATGATCGTGCCGCTCTCCGGCGGCGGCCCGATACAGACAAAGAGAAGATTTCCATCGATGGCCGGAGCCGCGGCGAAGAGCAAAGCGCCGGACAGTGTGTAGCAGCGCTCTGGCGCAGGCGGCGTCACTGGGCCAGCCGGATGCACACCGGGCGGCGGCACAATGGCGTTTTGCCAGCGCGATCCGAGCCAGCGGCGCAGATAGGCCGCGCTCCGGATAGCCTCGGACTGCTGCGCGCCCGCGTGTCGTTTGGCCTCCACATGGCCCGACACCGTCTGCCGTCGACGGTCGCGCAGGCCGTCCTGATGGCGGGCCTCGCGGCGCATCCACCCGGCGCGCTGCGCTTCCTCGTAGCCCGAGGCAAGTACGGTACGCCGCCGGATTGCGTCCTCATAGCGGTTGGCATGGCCTCTGGGCGACGCGCGCACGGCGTCCTGATGCGGTGCGCGGCTCCACGCGGGGAAACGCATCAGCCGCTTGGTGCGCCGGCCCTCGACACCAGCGTGCCGCGCCGCGCCCCTCGCCCAGCGCGTACTGCCCAGCGTGCAGTCGCGCACGGTAGTCTCGCGCCGATCCTGCACCCCGGACTTGAACTCCGTCGCGCGTTGCCAATCCGCTGAGGTCTGCCCGACCGTCGGTCGGACGGCGTAGGACTGGTAGCGCCCCTCGGCGATCATCTCCAGCGCGGGGAATGCCGAGACCAGCGCGAGGTCCGCGTTCGGGATCGCCCGGGCCGTGAAGGTCAGGGCGGGGAGCATGGCGCTCAGCGTCGCCTCGACCGGCAGCGACGGCCCGGTCTGTTCGCCTCCGAAAAGGAGGTCGGCGTTGCCCGGCGCCTGGGCGAAGACAAGATCGATGTCCGCCACGATGCCTTATCCGAGAACCCCCGACACGATGCGCGTGTAGCCCCCAGCATAGAGGGTCGTCGAGGGCAGCCGCAGTTCGCCCGACCCGTTCAGGTCGGACACGTCGCAATCCCACGCGAGCGCCCCGTTGCCGTTCACGATGCGCGCCCATGTCGCCTGGCCGGTGGTGGCGATCATCACCTCGTCGGTCGGCGTGAGGGTCAGGAGGCCATTAGCCACGGTGCCGATGGGCTCCATCAGGACGATGGACACCAGTAGGTTACCGGTCGGTGCTCCACCCAGAGTGGGCCGCACGCCGTCGTAGAGGTTCGCCCGCGCGTTCTCGGCGCCGCCGGCGAGAAAGGCGATCACGCCGTTCAACCGGTACTCGTTCAGCTCGGTGCTGATCTCGATCACGGCATCGGCTCGGCAGTCAGGTTGTCCGCCACGGCTGCGCGGAAGTTCTGCTTATAGTCGTGGGCGATGACAAGGTACTGAACGTCCGGGTTGATGTAGTCGAACGAGTACGCGCCCGTCGCCGCATCGCTCCAGGTCTCGCGCACCACGAAGTTGGCCCTCTCATCGATCAGCAAGACCCGACGCGACACCGGAAGGTCCGTCTGAGGACCCTTCTCCTTCACGGTGCCGGAGATCCGGTGCTTGCCCTGGTAGTAGTGGCTGCGCGTCCCGGCCAGCCGTCGCAGGCCGCGGTGCTTGAACCTGAGGGCAGCGGCGTGCTCGGGAACCAAAATGCGGCGGCCGATCCGCACCGGCATCACGCGCTGCACGAGTGAAGGGGCGTCTCCAAGTGCGCTCGGCGTTCCCCCTGCGGCGCGATGCAGGCGCAACGTGGTGCCGTACCCGAAGATGCAGGGCAGAAACGTCGCGTACCAGCGCTTGGCGTCCTGCCACACGACCGCGCCGTCGACGGCCAAGCGGTAGTGCCAGAGGCCGGCGGCGCTGCGCTTCACCTCCAGGCGAATCGTCCTGCGGCCGCCGACCGTCGCCCATCCGGCATAGCCGTTGGCCATCTGCTCGTACTCGGACCCGCCCGAGCTCCAGAAGGAGTGCGCCCAGTAAGAATTGAGCACGCAGAGACGATGGCCCTCGTAGCTGCTGATACCGTCCCACAGCCAGAACCCGAAGTGCGGAGCGCCGACGGCGGCGGTGATCTCGACGTCCATCTCGAACCAGAAATCACTGGCCTGCTGGGCCCCCGCGATCTTCCAGAAGTTCTGCGCCTGCGTGAACACCAGATCGACGGCCTGCGCCGCCCCGTTCCACGTCGCGGTGACGCCACCGGCCCCGCCCGCCGTACCGAAGCCCGCCGGAATCCCGGTCTCGAAGGTCTCATCGAAGGGATAGGTCACGGCTCAGGGCCTCCACGGGCCCGTGATGTCGTAGGCGAAGCCGCTGGTATTGCCTTCGCTCGAATAGTCCACGGTCACGATCAGGAACTTCCGGCCCTCGTAACCGAGGACGTTGTCCACGACCGTCAGGTGCGCGTAGGGCTGGTTCTGGTGAATCCAATACATTCCGGGCAGGAGGCCGCGCAGATGCCCGGCCGACTCCCGGAGATAGATGGGGTGCAGGATCAGGCCGTAATCGGGGCCATTGGGGAATGGGATGTTCCCCGACCGGTTGGACACATTCTGACCGTTGCCGTCGTTCAACGAGAACATTCCGAGGCCGGTGTTCTCCCCGATCTGGGTGTAGTTGCGGATGCAGACCTTGCCCGTCGTGTTGAGGGAATAGGCCGAGTAGGCGTCCTGGGACGGATAGCTGCCGCCGGTGTAACCGACCTGTTGATACCGCTCGGAAGCAATCAGGTAGGACGCGTAGTTGTCGCCCTGCTTGTAGCTGTCGAAATCGGTGAAGGCGTGCAGAATGCGCTTGTCCCCGCCGTACCCGGACGAGTTCGCCAGGAAGAAGCCCCGGTCATCCCCGATCAGGACCCAGCTGCGCGCCCAGCTGCCGTTGTCGCCGGAGGTCTCGGCGTAGCTTAGCCGGGCGTAGTACCACTTGAACCAACCGGCCATCATCGAGGTGCCGCTGCCGCTCGGAATTTCGTTCCTGGTCGGCGCGGCCGGATCGTAGGGTGCCCGGCCCCCGACGAAGGTATCGATGTCGGCCATGCCTTCGGCGATGGTGACCCGGGCGAACTTGGCCCAAGTGGTCGTGTAGCCGGCCGGCAGGCTGTCGTCTACCCGAAGATAATGCCGGTTACTCAGGGGATTCGGGCTGCGATAGACGCGCTTGTTGGTGTCGGTGAAGACGATCTCGAAGCCGAGCGGTGCCACCTTCATGGTGATGGCGGCCGCAGTCGTCGCCGGGGTCACCGGCGTACCCGAGACTGTGAAGCTGACGGTGGTCGAGGTGACCGCCGTCACGGTGAACTCGCCGTTGTACTCGGGCTGATCGCAGCCGGCGATCAGGACGACCTGATCGACGACGAAGCCGTGCCCCGAGGTCAATGTCGCCGTGGCGGTCGAGCCGGTCCGGGTGATCGAGGTGACGGTCTGCAGGTTGAAGCCGGTGACGAGGCAGGCGTCGAGCAGCGCGGTCATACTCCCCCAGGTGTTGGTCAGGACCGGTGCGCCGGTCATCCCTTGGTGCATCCATTTGACTTGGTTGCTCATGGCCTGTCGACGTCTCCACGAATCAGTAAGGTGAAGGAATCCTCAGTCACGGTCTCCGGGCCCTGCTGGATGGTGCGCACCACCCAGACCGGGAACAAGGCCCCGGTGGTGTTGAAGCGCAGCACGTTGCCGGCCGCCCAGCCGGAGCCCCAGCCGAGGGCCGGCAGCGTGAAGTAGGGCTTCCCGGTGGCCGGGTTGATCGGCGCGGTGTCGGTGCCGGTATTGCCGGTGGCGATGACACCGACGTGCTCGCCGATGACGTTGAACGAGGTGGTGTTGGTGAACTGGATGGCCCAGCGCTCGGTGATCGCCCCGGCGTTGGTCACAGCGATAGGCGCCAGCACGTCGTTGTAGGTCGCGGTCGCGGCGCTCCCCGAAATCGAGTCGGCGAAGGTGCCGTTCCAGGTGGCTTGATCGAAGAGATGCGAGACGTAGGCCCGGAGATCCCCGGCGACCAGCGCCGAGGAGACGTAGGAGCCCACCGGATAGTCGTGGGTGATCTGCCGGGTGAAGGTGAGCCGTCCCGAGATCTGCACGTCCGAGATCTGCGCCATGTCCTCGATGCGATGCTCGATCGTGACCGGCTGGGCGTAGCCCGCGACATTGGTGAAGGTCACCGTCCCGGCCTCGAGATCCGTCGTATAGCCGGAAGAAATCACGAGTCCATCGGCGCCGAGCACCCGCACCCGTGACAAGCGGACCCGGCCGCAGTTGATCACCTGGCCATTGCTCACGGTGATCGGCCCGACGATTCCCGTGTGGCCTACCACTGCAAAGTCCCCCGCGCGGAAGATCGGCACCCGCCCGTCCTGCGGAAGTCGTACCGGATCGAGGCCGATGAGGTCGGCGTCGAGCGGCAGATAGGAGTAGGCGACCGCGTTGTACTTGATGGTGTCGGCGAAGACCGGGACCGGCTTGAAGATCTGCCCGTTGACCACGGCATTCGCGTCGTACCAGATTTGCCCTTCGTTCCCGGCGGCTGTCACCCAGGCCCCGAAGCGCACCCGCACGACGCCGGTTTCGTAGTCGATGGTGCCGGTCACGTCCGGGCCCGAGAGAGTGCCGCTGTTGTCGGCGGTCACGTTGATCGTGCCGCCGGTCAGGCGCGTCGCCAGGATCTGCAGGCTGGAAGGCCGCACGGGCGAGGCCGGGACGCGGAAGGTCACCTCATCCACCGGAGTCCCGTCCAGCGACGTGAGCAGGGATCTGGGCGCGACTGCGTTCGAGGCGGCGGGCACCCAGGCCGTGAGGCTCGCCTCCCCGGTCGAGTAGTTGATGGCCCCCGCGAGTGTCGCCGCGCCGGTCATCGGGTTGAGGTCGTAGTAGAGGCTGCCGAGGCGGTCGAAGTAGGTCTTGCCCCCCAGGGAAAAGTTGATACTGCCGGGTACGATGGGCTCGGCGAAGCCGGGCGTCAGGTCCAGCCGGAGCGCCCCGGCGGTGAAGCTTTCCGAGGCCGAGTTCGAGGTGCCCGCCGCGCGGTAGCGCACGGTGACCAGCGCGGTCTCGTCGACCGGCATCGATGCCCCGGCCTCGATGTACTCCCAATGCGTGAACAGGTTGCGATAGACGGGGGCGACGGCGCCGTTGCTGAGGGTCCAGCCGATCCGCGTCACCGAGTACCGCGCCACCGGAATCCTTACCGTCGTGTCCGGCCGCAGATGAACGACACCGGTGGTGTAGTCCACCGTCCCGAAGCGGGTGCCCTGGGTATCCTGGAGATGGCCTTGGCCGTCGTCTTTGACGATCTTGATCGGATCGAACCGCTGCACCAGCTGCAGCTCGGCCGGGGTGGTCGAAATATACTCGTAGGTTTCCACCAGGAGGTTCCACTCCACCTCGACGCTGCCCGGAATCAGCCCATTGAAGTCCACCTCCACATCCACCGTGCCATCGCCGTTGCGGAGTGGCGCATGGAAGGCTTCCTCCGTCGGCGGCCCGAAAGTGTAGGCCACGCTGTAGGTCTGGCCCCCGGCCGGCAGCAGCGAGGGGGTGATTTCGATGACCCCGGTCTGGTAATTGAGGGTGCCCGTCGCGTGGCCGCCGATCAGGCCCTTCCCGTCATCGCTCGCGCTGCGCGCCGTGCCGTCATCCCAGGTGATTGTGACCGACCCGGGCGTAACGCCGGGGTTGGCCAGTTGGAACGCTATCCGAGGGGAGGAAATTGCCGTTGACGACCGGTTGAAGTAGTTGGCCTGGCCGCCCCAGGCGTAGACGATTTCGCTGCCGACATCCGGCAAGGCGCCCAGAGTCACGGCGACGGTCCCGGTGGCGTAGCTGACCGTGCCCACCCCGTACTCCGGGCTCGTCCCTTTCAGTACGCCGGCGCCGTTATCCCGGAGGTCGTACCATTTCCCCTGCGCCCGGTAGCTCACCCGCAGCGTGCCCGGCGCCGGGCTCGGGACGATGGTCAGGACATAGTTGTAGGAGCGGCTCTCGATGTCCACCCGGATCCCGGCGGTGTCGGCCACCCGGATCGGCGCCGCCCCGGGGCGGAAGGTGATCGTCTTGCTCCCCGAGTAGGTCGGCGCGCTGGTGGCGAACGCCACTTCGCCGCGTCCGTAGTTGACCGTGCCCACCACCGTGGCACCGTCCATGAGGTCGCCGCCGTGATCGATCAAGGTGGTGCCGCTCACCGAAATCGACAGCGACCCTGGCTGGATCGCGTTGCCGACGGAGAGGACCGTGGATGCGTTGAACACCGCGGAGGTCGTATAGGACACCGTGCCGTTGGCCGATTCGATCAGCGTCTCCGAGGTGCCGCCCGCCGTGAGATCGAGCAGCGGCGTCTCGGTCTGGGCGGAGGGGACCAGCTGGGTGAAGACGCCGGCGACGTCGGCGGCGATGTCGCCGACTTCGATCGCCCGGGTGGTCCTGACCACCCCGCAGTACCTGGCGGCATCCGCGACCACGGTATCCCGCGTCCTGGTCTTGCCGGTCTCCGGCGCATAGAGACGGCTCGGGGCCGAGCCGGGGAAGTCGTAGCGCAGGGCGTCCGACAGGTCGCAGGTGACGACCACGGCGGTGTAGTCGACAACACTGCCGCCGGAGCTGTAGCTGAAGGTGCGGGTCTCCGAGGTGACGCGGGTGATGCGGATATACTGCGAGGACTCATTGGCCAGCCCCTCGTTGGCGACGAGGTACAGGGTCTTGCCGATGGCGGGCAGCTCCGCGCTCTCACGCTGGAACAGCTGGATCGAGCGCTGGCCTGCGATGTGGTTCTCCAGGAGGTAGCCGTTCCACACGGAGCCCTTGTTGAGATACGCCTCGATCCGGTCGCGGGCCTCGGTCCTGCGGTCGAACACCGACTCGGTCGAGAAGATGGTGACGGCGACGCGCGGATCGTCGGGCGGGTCGGACACCACGACGTTTGCCCCGAGGTAGGTGTCGGTCGTGTCGGTCTGGATGCTGGCGAACACCTTCCGGAGGTTGACCCGGCCCCCGGCGCGGTCGAGCTCGGAGATGTCGTTGAACAGCGCGTTGCTGGTGCCGTCCTGGATGACCGTCGCGGTCGGCGCGCCGCCCCCTTCCTCGACGTCGTTCATGACTTGCGAGGCGACGAGCTTCACGTCGCCGGTGAGAATGGGCATGGAGGACTCCGGGGAATCAGATTTCCATCAGCCGCAGCGTCAGGCGGTAGAAGTCGGACTCGGAGCGGGCGGGAAACCCCGCGACCGGCTCGGCCTCGAGGGCGGTGTCAGCGTGGCGGAAAGCCACCGTGAACACGCGCTCGTCCATCAAGGTCAGTTCGAACCGTCCCGTGCCGGCACCCAGCGGCACGGCGGCCCAGTTGTACAGGGTGGAGATCACCGAGCGGGTCACCCAGGCCATGTCGACGGCACCCGTGAGAGTGATCGGCCGGCCCGCCTGCCGGGTGGCCGACTGCACCAGCAGCGCCCCGGTGAGGAGGTACGACACCGAGGCCACGGCCGGCGTCCAGGCGTGCTCGTCGGTCCACAGGAGATCGTCGGGCAGCGTCAGCGCCACCCCGTCGGTGAGGTTCTTGAGTTGCATGGATGAAAAAACCGAATCAGACCGCCCGGGCGCGGGCGGTTTCGAGGAGCTGCAGCAGCCGGGCTTCGTCCCGCGCATCGATGAAGGCGTTGACCTGACGATCGCCCGAGGTCAGCTCGACGCGCACGGTGCGGGTCGGCCCGGCTTCGGCGTCCAGCACTGGACGCGGCAGGGACCGCGTGGAGGGGAGCGGCGGCACCAAACCGCCGGCGGCGAAACCCTGCATCCGCTGCGCCATTGCGCGCGCCGGCAGCGCCAGGTGGTTGATCGCCTCGAAGAAGCCGACCCCCAGGCGGGCGACGGCCTCCCGGTTCACCACGTACTCGCCCGGGGTGAGCAGCGCCGGGACGGTGTCGGACCGAGCCAGGCCGCCGTGCCGATAGAACTCGCCCCGGTGCTCCTCCAGGTAGTCGAGGAGGTCACGCTCCAGGTCCTGGCCCCAGAGCAGCGGCTGGGCCATCGCCTGGCGCCATTTCGGCAGGATCCGGTCGAGGGTCGCCCGTTCATTGGCGGTCAGTTGCTTGCGCGGGAGGAACTCCTCGATGGCGCGGCGATCCTCGTCGGCCCACCGGCTGTAGTTGAGGATCGTGTCTGTATGCAGGCTGAGGCTCACCGAGCCGGCGTAGTTCCGTTCGAGCCAGTCCGCATACTCCAGTGCGCCCTGCATCCCGAGGTCGATGATCTTCAGCGCCTCGGCCGCCTCGCGGTTGCGCTTCGCGGTCTTGTCGCCACCCGAGGCCATCACCGCGCCGCCTTTGGCGAAGCGGGCGACCCCGTTCGCGAGCTTCGCCAGCGTGCCGCTACCGTACTTCCGCACCGCCGCCTTGCGCAGGACGAAGGCCCCGGCCTCCAGGGTACGCGGCACCGTGTCGTGGTGGCCCGTGCCGGGCACCGTGCCGCCGCGCATCCGGGGAAACGCCGGGGCGACCGCGCCGCCGCCCGCAAACTGTCGAACACCCAGGCCTACCAGCCCGCCCGCCGCATTCTCCTCGACCTTGCGCACGTGGATGGTGTGGGTGCTGGAGGTATCAAGCCCGTCCAGGCTCTGGATTTCCGCCCGCGCTGCTTCGGCATTGGTGTGGATCAGATGTTCCGACTCGGTCTGGAGTTGGTTCAGCGCGGTAATCTGGCTTTCCACGTTGGCGATCGCGGCCTGGGCCTTCTCGGTCGCTACCTTGAGTTCGACTTGGGTGTTCTCCTCCGCGTAGGCCTTCAGTTGGCTCAGCGCCGCTTCGGCCTTGGAGAGGTCCGCGTCCACCGGCAGGGTCTGGCCCTGTTTTAGCCGCTGCTCGTAATCCCGGAGCATCCGCTCGGCCTGTTCCAGATCGGCCCGGATCACCAGCAGCCGTTCCTTCTCGGCGAGAGCCTTGTCGAGATCGGCGAGGGCCTGATCGAAGCGGGTCGTGTCGGCGTCCAGCGTGATTTTCAGACCCTCGCTCAGCTTGGCCGTGAGCTGATCGATCTGGCTCTCGGTCTGGGCCAGGGTCTGCCGGATCTCGTCGCGGGCCGTGAGGGCCGACTGCGCCGCTTTCTGGTGGGCCTTGGCCTCCGCGTCCAGGGTCTGGTTGAGGAGATCCTCCGAGTCCCGGATGCTCTGGACGGCGCGATTGACCTCGCCCTTGCCCTGGGCGATTGCGGCATCGGCTTCCCGGGTCCTTTGGGCCAGCTCGCTCCGCCGTTGGTCGGCCTGCCGCATCAGGTTCTCGGCCTCGCCATACTCCTGCTTGCGGGCGGCTTCGCGGGCCTGGGCTTCCAGGCGCGTGACCTCGGAGAACCCCTGCTCGGACTGCTTCCGGACGTCCTCGGCACGCTTGGCCTCGCTGCTCTGGGTGCTCGCCACCTGGGCCGCCAGATCCATGGCCTTCTGGGCCAGTTGCCGGGCCTCCTCGAACTCGCCCTGGGCCAAGGCTTCCCGCGCCTTGGCCTGGTACTCGGCCACCTGGCGCTTGCGGTCCTCGGTGGCCTCGTAATCGCTCATCCCCTGGCGGAGAATCTCCCGGATACGCTCCTCCGTCGACATCGCCAGGAGCCGTTTCTCGTCCTCGATGCGTTTGATCTCGGCGAAATGCCGGTTGGCCTCGGCGTTGAGGGCGTCGATGTGCTGGCGGTACTCGGCCGCGGCCAGCGCCAGGGTCTGGCGCCGGGTGGCCAGGATCTCGTTCTCGACCCGCTGGGCGTTGGCGGCGCGCTCGGCCTCGGTCTGGCCCTGACGGCGGCCGCCTCGATCCGGGCGTTGGACTCGTCGTCGATCAGCTTGAGGGTGTCGGTCGTCGCCTGCCGCCGGAGGGTCGTCTGCTGGGTCAGGGCCTCCGTGAGCAGCTGCGTCGACTTCGCAATCAACGCCGCCTCGGACTGCCTGGAGGTTTCCAGCGCCGCGTGCTCTTGGCTGTAGTGCGCCTTGACCGCCTCGACCTGCCGCTGCAGGTCCGCCTCGACGAGGGAGGTGAGGCCCCGGTACGCCTCGGCCATCTTCGCCGTGGCGTCGTTGACCGTCTGGGTGGCCTTGGCCGTAGCCTGCTCGACCTCGCCGAGCCGGGACTTGAGCTTCTCGAGGGCCGTGTGCACCGCCTCGATGCCGCGCCCGACCGCTTCCTGCGTGCCCTGGCGGACGGCCTCCAGCCGCTTGGCGATCTCCTCGGCGGTGGTGGCGGCGGTGGTCATTGCTCCTTTCGCCGCCTCCGTGCCCTTGCCGGCATCGGCGTACATCTCGGCGAAGATCCGGTTCATCTCCGCGAGCCTCGCCTCGTGGCGCCGGGTGGCCTCGGCCAGCGTGTCCGAGGTGAAGAGGGCGGCGAAGGCTTCCCAGCGGTAGCGGATCTGCTCGGCCGCCTTGATCAGTACCTCCACCATGAAGATGCCGGCCTTGCGGATGATCTCGAACTTCTCCGACAGCCAGGTGCCGATCTCCCAGCCGACCAGGAAGGCCCCCAGTGCGGCGAAGGCCGTCTTGAGCACGCCCACCGAAGCCACCGCCGCCGAGATGGACTGGTTGACGGTGGCCCACGCGGCCGCGGTGCCGTTGGCCGCCGTGACGGCCGCCGCGCCGGCGGTCTGCCACGCGGTGATCAAGGCCGGGATCAGCCGGTAGATCAGCACCGCGAGGCCCACCTCGGCCAGGCGCTTCAGCCACTGCATCACCGTGTCGAGGTTTCGGGCGAGCCAGGTCAGCGCCTCGGCGAGCTTTCGGGTGAAGCCGGTCGATGCGTCGAGCTTGTTGATCCACTGGCCGAAGGCGTTCTCCAGCCGCTGGAAGGCCTGACCGACCGTCTGCGGCAGCTGCGCGTACTCGGCAGCCAGCTGGTCCTTCTGCGACAGCAGCGCATTGACCACGACGTCCGCCGTGAGCCGTCCTTCCTCGGCGAGCTTGCGCAGCCGCCCGATGGGCACGTTCAGACCGTCGGCCAGCGCTTGCGCAAGGCGCGGGCTGTTCTCCACGACCGAGTTGAACTCCTCGCCGCGCAGCACGCCGGAGGCGAGCGCCTGGCCGAACTGCAGCAGGGAGGACTGAGCCTCGGCCGCCGAGGCGCCGGAGAGGCGCAGGGCCTGCGAGATGCTCTCGGTGATCGTGAGCGCCTCCTTCTGATCGCCGCCCAGCATCCGTACCGCCTGCTGCAGCTTGCCGTAGAGGGTCGCTGTCTCCTGGATCGGCACGCCGATCCGCTGGGCGATCTCGAACAGCTCCTGCTGCGCGGTGGTAAACTCGCGCTGGCCGGCGGTGGCCAGCTTCAGCCGCGCGGTCATCTGGTTCCAGGCGTCGGCGATGCTCACGATCTCCTGCACCTTGCCGGCGGCCCAACCGATCGTCAAAAAGGCCAGCAGCTGGCCCTTGGCCCGGTTGACCTGTTCCCCGAACGCCTCCAACCCCGCCTTGACCTGGGCCACCCCGGCGCTGGCCTTGTCCCCGGCGGTCCTGGCGGAGGAAGCCAGCTCGCCCAGGGAGCGCTCGGCCGAGCTCAGGGCGCGCCTGAGCCCCTCGTCGGACCCGTCCAGGGCGACGAGGATGGAGATGCGGTTGGATGCCATTCAGATTTGCGGTGCGAAAAGGCTCGGCTAGACTGATTGCCTTACAGGAGGCACATGGCGAGTCGGAAAGATGCCACCTGACTTACGGCCTCGACCCACTGATCACCAGGTAAAGTTCGGGGCTTCGACGTTCTGGAAAATCCATGTCCCGAGCCTTTCAAAGTTTCGAATACAGCATCAAAGACGCCGAGGAACTGCTGGCGCACTTTGATGCCATCAACACTAAACCACCGCCGCCGAACGCCGAGGTTCTCAAGCGCGCCGGACTCGTGATGGCCCTGACTGCCTGGGAAACCTACGTTGAGGACCGGCTCACCGAGGAGATGAGTAGGAAGCTGGCGGTGATCGCGGGAAGCTTCGTGGGCGACTTCGTCGTGAAGCGCCTGCAGCAGGATCTGAAGCAATTTCACAATCCCGCTTCGGACAAGACGAAACGTATCTTTCAGGAGTACCTCGGCTTCGACGTCACCGAGGGATGGACCTGGGCGAACCATGATCCGGAGAAGGCTCGGAAGGGCCTCGACACTTGGATCAAGAAGCGCGGGGATGCCGTGCATCGATCGAAGCCTTTGAACAATGGCGATCCCCTGGCACACCTGATCCGGCGTGATGAGCTCGAGAAGGTCATCCGGTTCGTCAAGGACCTCGTGAAAGCCACGGACGTCTTCATCGACAAGAAGCTCCAGGTGTCAGCCCAAGGTTCGTAGCTGCTTCTCGATGGCCCCGGACAACCGGGGAATCCGCCCCGCCACCAAGTGTGCGACATCGAGCCGCTTCTTGAGGATCACTTTCGGGACCAGGACGGCAATCGGAATGTCTGCGCCGCGCTTGAGGCGTTTGATCCCTTCGGCTTTGCGGTAGCGGCGCTTGAAGCCCGCCAACGGATGGTCGTGCTCCTGGAGATTCTCGGCCATGAGGACGATATGCCCCTTGGCGTTCTTGACGAAGTAGGCGTTGCCGCCCCGCATCAACTCGGCGATCTGCGCCTGGAAGCGCTTGCGCCCGACCCGGCCGTGCAGCGGGATCAGCATCCGGCCGGCGATCACGCCGCCTCGCTCATGGATGCCCGACCACGGGATGCGCGAGCCCACGTAGAGCGCGGGCAGCCGGTTGGGGTCTTTCGCCAGCACCCTGGCCGTGAAGCCCTTGAGGAAGGACTTCCTGACCACGGCCATCTGACCCGTGACGTGACTGCGGACGTCCTGCCTGAGCTCGGTGGCTTCGCCGGCCATGGCGCGCGCGACCGTCTTCCTGACCTTGGCGCGGTACTCACCGCCCCAGCGGCGCAGCTGCGCACTCGCGGCGGCGCTATCGATACGGATGGAAATCCTCATGGCTTGGAAGATGGGCCCGTGACTTTGGCGGTGAGTCGATCGAGGTTCTGATCGAGGGTGCGGGCATCGCCCCGTGTGCCGATGGCGATCAGCGACAGCAGGCGAGCATCACGCGCCGCGTCCGAGCGCTCTGTAGCCGCGGCGAAACCGCGCAGCTGCGCCAGGGTGTAGTCGAGGATGTCGGGCAGGCGGTGGCCGTGCTCGATCAGCCGTTGGACGGCGTCGAACCAGCCGCCTTTGCCGCTGGTGGCGGTGCGAGATTCACTTGCGCGAACAGGCCGTCGAGCCTCGGGATCACCGTCCGGGTAAAAAAATCGGCGTTGACCTCGATCACCTTGGCGGCCAGCAGGATGGCCTCGTCGGCCGCGAGCTCGTCGACCCACGCGCGAGGCTTGCCGATCGCGATGGCGATGGCCGTCAACAAGTCGTTGCCGCGTTCGCCGAACAGCAGCAGCCAGTCGATTTCGGGTGCGGTGAGCTTCCGCATCACCGGGGAGATCGTCCGCAGGAAGGCCGGCAGTTGGCCGACCTTCAGGGGCCGGATGGCCAGGGTCTCGCCGCCGATGACGATCTCGGCGGCGGGCGGAATCAGAAGGTCCAGATCATTCATGGTTAATTCCAAAATTAAAGGGTGACAATGCGGCCGAACTGCCCCAGCACCGCATCGAAGGGCTTGGTGGCATCCGCGAGCAGCGAGCCTTCCAGCTCGAACTTGTTGTACTCGTCGGAGATGAAGGAGATGTCCTTGAGGGGATCGAACGCCACCCGGTACAGCTCTACCAGCACCTTGGCGTTGCCCTGGGCGGTGTTGAGCCCTTCGAGACGCAGGTACCGCTCCGGCAGCGGCTGGGTGAAGATGCCGATCTCGGTAGCCGCGCCGAAAGCGTAGCTGGCCTTGAACGGAGGCACGTACGGCGTCGCCGGCGAGCCGCCGTCGTCGAGGCGCAGGAACTGGATCGCCCCGAAGTCCGTATCGGCGGTGTAGTCGACACCGGCCACCAGGGTTTTCGGGGTGGCGCTGCCGTCCTTGAGCACGAGGCTCGAGACCTTCGGATGGGCCAGGAAGTAGCGATCGCCGACCAGGGGCGTCGCGCCGCCGAGGGGCTCGTCGGTCACGGTCCCGGAACTCCCGGTGACGTGGTTGCCGTACAGGGCCAAGGCCAGGTTCTCCTGGGTGAACTCCTCGAGGGTGAGGTTCACCGTGGCGGACTTCTGCTTGACCATCCGGTGATCCAGGGTGCGCTGGCCGGTCTGGCTCTCGTAGTGCTCCAGCACGTCGGTCTTGAGCGAGAGCTTCAACTCGGCCACATTGCCGGGGGAACGCACCTCGATGGGGTTACCGAGGGCGTCACGCTTGCCGAGGAAGACTCGGCCCTGAAAGGAGGCATAGGTACTCATGGCTTGGGTTCCTTGCGTTGCAGCGGTTTGGGTTCAGGATCTGCTTTGGGGGACGATGGCTCGGGCACGGCGATGTCGTGGGCGATCAGCCAGTCGGCGGTATCGGCCTCGACCTCGAGAAGGTCACCGGCCGAGTAATCGGTGCCCGCGTGGGTGTGCGGTCGGGTCAGAACGAGTCGGATCATGGGGGTCTGTCATCCAGGGGTTGAGAGATCGCTGATCAGGGTCCGGTAGGTGATGCGGTAGCGCGCCGGAATTGCGCATACCGTGGCATCGGCGTCCTCCAGGTCCCATTCGGTGTCGAGTTCCTTGAGTCCCAAGGCGAGTCCTCCCAGATTCGCATCCGCGAACAGCGCGGTATGAGCGGCCACCAGCAAGGCATCGGCAACCTGGGCCGCGTCATCGCCGCGGGCCAGGGCCGTGAAGCGGACCGTCAGGTCGCGGGTCACCCGGTCGTTGGCGCGCTCCGTGATAGCTTCGCTTTCGGGAAACAGCAGCAGTGCCGGGCACTGCTCCCGCGGCACTGCAAGGGTCGGAGAGCGCAGCACGCCGGCCCCTTGGGCGGACGCCACCGGCGCCAGCCGTGCCACCAGCGCTTGCAACAGTTGTTCGCGGAGGGAGGGATTCAACGGAACGCTCCGACGGATCGATAAAATAGGAGGCACTCCGTATTGGAAGTGACCTATGGCCCAAACTCCTCGCACGAAGCATCGTTCCAGCACCCGTGCGCCGTGCTTTTACACCCTGCGGGTCGAGTTGCAGCCCGATGGAGATCCACCCCGTCATTTGGCGCCGCCTCACGGTGGACGGCCGAATGAGTCTCGGCAAGCTCCACCACGTCATCCAGGCCGCTTTCGGCTGGACCGATGCGCACCTGCATGACTTTGTGATCGGTGGACAGGTGTTTGCGAAGCCCCATCCGGAGGATGCGCTGTACGAGAGAGACGTCCAGGACGAGCGCAAAGCCTTCCTCAATCGTCTCGTCGCCGCCGGACATTCGTTCGTGTACCGCTATGATTTCGGCGATAACTGGCAGCATCTCGTCATTGTCGAGGACGTCAGTGACGACCTTGACAAAGATCCCCACGGCGGCGCCTGGGTGATCGACGGCGCGCGGGCCTGCCCGCCCGAAGATGTCGGCGGCGCGTCCGGCTACCAGGAGTTTCTCGAGACCTTGGCCGAGGATCCCGAATCGGGGGAGGCTGACGACCTTCGGGCCTGGGTCGGCGGGCCGTTCGATCCCGAGCTGTTCGATCGGCGGGCCGCGAATGCCGCGATCCAGCGGATGCTCTGGAACCACTGGGGTGGGAAATGACTGGATGATGGCGACTCGAAAGTTCCACAATTTCCGGGGACAAGCCTGTGGGAAAGTCCTTGATGGTCTACCCAACGCCCCGTAATGACAGGACTTCGCGAACCTGACCAGTTACCGTTCTATTACAACCGGGTCAGGGTCGCCCGTTTTTCGGAGCCGTCACCCACCGCTCGCACCTCGCGAACCCGGAAGGATTGCCCGTCGATCGTGAGGGTTTCACCCGAGGTCAGTCCGACCAGGGCCGAGGCCGGATAGCGAATGGCGTAGTCGGTCGACAGGGCGAGACCGTCCAGCACGGTTTCATCCGGTGCCCGGAAGTCCACCGCCACCGTCTGCGGGTCGGCGCCATTCGCCGGCGACCAAGTGGCCTCTTTCAGCAGTCCAGCCCGTGCCGCGGCGACGTAGAGCATTTCGATCATTAGGCGGCCGTCAGCTTCACCAGCACCCCCGGCCGATGGCACATGGGGAGCGGGTTGGACTGGGTGTGGAGATCGGTGCCGCGGTCGAACTTGCGCGGCTCTTGCTTGGCGTACAGCGCCTGGCCCAGGGTATTGGCGGTCTCGTTGAAGTCGGCCGGGGCGAAGTAGGTGCTGAATGTGTCGATCGTCCCCAGCGGGAAGCAGTGGGCCTCGCCGGCGGCGATGAAGCGGCGGGTGGTCCCGTTCACGTCGGTCGCCTGGCCCCGGTACTCCTCGAAGGTGAGGCCGCCGAAGGTGAAGCCCGCCCGCATGTCGTTGATCAACACAGCGCCCTGCTGCCAGTAGGTGAAGGCATCCTTGACCTTGGGATGATCGGTCAGAGCGTCGTAGAACTCCGGCGAGCACAGGCAATGGGCGCCGGTCATGAACTCGCCCTTGAGATGGTCCTCGAGGTGCCGCAGCACATCGGCGCACTTCTTCTTGACATTGCTGTTGGCATTGCCGAGATCGAAGTTGATCACCGCCGGGGTGATGTCGAACTCGTCGAAGAGGTCATAGATCACCGAGCCGTCCGCATCCAGGATCACCCCCTTGAGGGCGCCCATGCGGAGGTGCTCCAGGGTGATCGCATGCTTGTTGCGCATGGTCTCCAGATGCCGGGCCATGACCCCGGCCACCGACTCCATCTCGGTCTCCGAGCCGAAGGATCGGATGCCCTGGACTTCCTCCGGCAGCACCACATCGTCATGGGGAATGTGCGGAATCACGAAGGAGCGCACGGCCCGCTTGCCGCGGGTACCCACCGTGCCCGGCGAGCCGGGCGGCAGGGCCGGCAGGAGATTCAGCACCCCGGCCTGCTCCTCGACGATGATCTGGCGGGTGCGGACCGGCTTGGGCGGAAACAGGTTCAGCGCTTCCAGCCGGCCGTAGCGGTTGGGAATGATGTTGATCGCGGCGGACAGCGCCGCCATCGAGAACGCGGGATTGTGGAACGGGTTGTTCATGGAGGATCTCCTTAGGCGGCCTGGCGAATGAGGATGCCGCGGGTTTCCAGAGCGGCGATGGCGGCGGCCTTTTGCTCCGGCGTGATGCCTGCCGGCCACACTACTGCATAGGAGGCGACGATGCCGTGGCGGGCCAGCATCAGGCCGTCCGGGTGATCGGCGAGCGAGGTATCCACTGCCTCCAGCAGGAGGCCCGCTGGCGTTTCGGTGCCGTCCGTGGCGGAGGGATCGAAGCGCTTGATCTTGGCCGTGGCGGTAACGCGGCCGACCACGGCGCCGAGTTCGAGGGCTTCCCCGGCGGCCACGGTGACCTGGTCGCGGGAATAGCGGAGGGTTTCCTCCTCGTACTTGAGGAGATCGCCGAGGTTCAGGGGTTCACGTAGAGCGGGCATTGGGAGGGTTCTCCGAAGGTTTAATGTGGGAACGGCTTACTTGCCGATCATCCGGCGGACGGCCTGCATCAAGGGGCCGTGCTCGGGCGAAGCGGCCTGGGCCGCGGCGTCCGGGTTCAGCCGGGAGGCGATCTCGGGGCTCTCGGCCCGGCTCGCCAGCAAGGCCCGCCGCACCTGGTCGGGCGTCGCGCCCTCGGCCAGGAAGCCGACGATGCGGTGGGACTGGCCTGCCAACTGGCAGAGCTCGGCGATGACCAGGGCTTCGGCGCGGCCTGCGGCCACGGCGGCAGGCTCCAGGGGATCGGCCGGAGCAACGTCTTCGGTGGGTCGCGCTGGGTTTTCGTTGGTTTCGATCGCCGGCTCTTCTTCGGGCATCGGCGTCAGGTCCGAGGTGTCAGGGGATTCGGGCGTGTTCATCGGGACGGTCTCCAAAACAGGGGAAGCGGAAATCAGCGTCGAGTGGGCGCGAAGGGGCGGGCTGCGCGGCGCGACGAAGTCGGTGAGCTCGGCCAGTGCCACGTCCAGGCTCCCTTCGGCGTCGGCCAAACCGGACCGGACGGCTTCGGGACCGAAGAACAGGCCGGCCTCGGTGGCCCGCACGGCGTCCTCACTCAAACCGCGCAGGCCCGCCACATGCGTAACGAACAATCCATACAGCCGGTCCACCTCGGCCTGCAGCCGGGCGGCGGCCGCATCGGACAGCGGGGCATGGGGAGAGAAATCGTTCTTGCGGTCGCCGGCGAAGATGGCGGTGAACCGGTAGCCGTCCTGGGCATCGCGCACGGACTGGTCGACATGGAGGGCGATCACCCCGATGGAGCCGACTCCGCCGGTGCGGCAGACCATCAACCGGGAGGCGCCACAGGCGATGGCATAGGCCGCCGAAAACGCCGAGTCGGCCGCCACCGCCCACACCGGCTTCACGGCACTGGCGACGCGAACCCGCTCGCCAAGCTCGAACACGCCGCCGGCTTCGCCCCCCGGCGAATCCACATCCAGCAGAATCCCCTGCGCACCGGGGTCGGCCAGAGCCAAGTCCAGTTGGCGCGCGATATCGGCATACGAGGTTAGCCCCGAAGCCGCATCCACGCCCAGACTCCGGCGGATCAGTGAGCCGTGAATCGGAATCACGGCGATGCCGGGCGTCGCTTCGATCGAAGGGCGAGGCGCCGGGATCGGCACTTGGGCTTGGGGCACCGGCCAGCCGACCCGCTCGCCAAGTACCGCCAGGATGGCATCCAGCTTGGCGCGCTGGATCAGCAGCGGCGTGTTGTAGAGGCGCGTCGCCAGGTGCGGTAGCATCATGGATTTGATTCTTTGGGAGTGGTTCGTGACCCTATCCGAGTTCACCCGCAAGCAGGCGGAAAGCAAACTCAAGGCGTTTTGTGATCGTCGTATCCCCGCCCAGCTCCGCAAGGAAGTCCGGCTCGGCTGGAAGTTCCGCGGCAACGCCGTGACCCTGTTCGAATCGCGGCCGTCCTTCCCCGACCGGGCCACCTGGGTGAATATCCCGATCGCGCAGTTCCGCTTCGACGAACAGGAAAAGACTTGGGAGCTCTACCAGGCCGACCGGAATGGTCGCTGGCATTGGTATATCAATGTCGTGGCCACCCCGGATTTCGATGCCCTGCTGGCCGAGGTGGACGCCGACCCCACGGGAATCTTCTGGGGCTAATCAGGAGGCCCAGCCGAAGGCGGGTCGCTGGCCTGTACCGTCCCGGTCTTGGCGGTTCGCCTCGGATCGGAGTCGAACACCAGCCCCAGGCTGTCGGCCCGCGCGTTGTCGGTGGCGATTTCCCGGTCCACGTCCTCGGCGTCGTAGCCGAAGGACGAGATGGCCTCGGAGCGGCTCATCAGGCCGGACCGGATGGCGAGTTGCAGCGCCTTGAACTCCTTCTCCGGGTCCACCCACTGCCAGCCCTGCGGGATCCACTTGCAGGCGAGGTATCCACGGCGTTTTGCGGCCCCGCCCCGGGCGAATCCCGGCAAGGCGAGGGTGCCTTCCAGCACCGCCTGCTCCATCCAGGCCCGCCAGATCGGCCGGCAGAGCTGATGGACGATCACTCCGTGCTGCAGGGCTTCGACCCGGCGGCGGAACTCCAGGAGCCCGGCCCGGATGGATGAGTAGTTGACCTGGGTGAGGTCGCCGGTGAGCTGCTCGTAAGTCACGCCCATGGCGGCCGCCACGGCGCGGAACTGCATGCGGAGAAACTCCGAGTAGGAGCCGCCCACGTCGGCGGGTTGGGAGAACCGCACGTCCTCGCCCGGTTCCAGGATCTGCAAGGTGCCGGGTTCCAGGCCGGCCAGGGCCACGCCGCTTGGGTCGGCGGCGCCTTCGCCCATGAGGTGGTCTTCGGGACCGAGGCGGGTGATGAACCCGGCGAACATGGCGGCGGTCTTCTTGCGGACCAGTTCCGCATCGTCGTACTGGTCCAGTTCGTTCAGTTTCACCAGCGCCCGTGCCAGCCAGGGCTCGCCCCGGATCTGGCCGGGCCGCAGGGGCCGGAACAGGTGGATGATCTCGTCGGCTTTCACCCGGACGGTCTGCAAGCCGCCGGCGCCGGACATGGGTGCCAGGGCTCCGTCCTCGGGATGGGAGCGGTAGAGGTGATAGGCCACCCGCCGCCCCAAGCCGTCGAACTCGATCCCGGCCCGAATCATATTCCCGTTGTCGGCCTGGTTATTGAGGGTCACCGGCAGATGCTCGGGCTCCAGGACCTGGAGTTGCAGGGCCACCGGCAATCCGTCCTCCGGTCGCCGGTAGCGGAGCCGTACCAAGGCTTCGCCGCCCTCCAGCATGGCCCGGCAGGCCAGGGCCTGGAGACCATAGAAATCCGTCAGGCCTGCGGCATCGGCGGTTTCCGTCCAATCACTCCAGAGGGTCTGGATGGTTTCCCGGAGATCGGCGTCTTTCACCATCGACTGCGGCTTGATGCCGGTGCCGACGGCATTGGCCACATAGGACTCCAGGGCGGCATGGGCCCAGGTATTCCGCCGCACCAGGTCCCGGCTCTTGGCCCGGAGTTCATTCTGCGTGGTGAGCAAGGCGGCGACGGCGCCGGGATTGCCCACCTGCCAGGCCAGGGTCCGGCGACCGAAGCCGGTGCCGTCGTAGATCGGGGTGCCGCCCAGCAGCGAGCGGGACAGGCGCTTCAACCAACTCATCGCAAACCTTAAAAACCTTTTGAGGTGGTAACGCGGATCTGGCGGACCAGTGGAGTTCCGATGCCGGCCTCCGCCTTGTTCTTCGCCAAGGCGGCTTCCACCTCCCGGATCGCCGCCCGCAGTTCCTCCACCGAGCGGTACTCCACGGTCTTGTCGGCGAAGGTCACCCGGCGCTCGCCCGTGGCCAAGGCTCGGCGCAGGACCTCGAGTTGGGTTTCGGTGTAGGACATCTCGGTCTCGTCAGGACAGCCAACGGCTCTTGATCACCCGCCGGCCGGTTTTGCCGACCCCGGAAACAGCAAGGCCACCGCGGTGGGTGGACTCCTCGGGATTGATCGGTTGTAAGGTCAGGGGCGGATCGGAGGTTTTTTCCTCCATTCCCAATTGCCGCTCGAGTTCCCGCCAGTGGCGGTCCTCGAATCGGTCGAGCCCGGCTGCAGCGGCCGCCGCCCGGGCATACACGTAACAATCGAGGGCTTCGTTGCGCTCGCGGAGCTTTTGCCATTCCCGCACCGGAAAGCCATGGCGGTCGCGGCGGGTGATCAGTTGCTCGGCGCACAGTTGCTGCAGATACTCGGCGTCCACCTTAGGCAGATGTACATAGCCATCCGGGTAAGACAGGCTGGTCCCATCCTCGCCGACTTCCGCAATTTTGCGGAGGTTGTTGTAGAACTCCAGCTTGGCGAGGCCGACCGCGACGGAAAAGACTTTGATGCCCCGCCGCAGCTTCTTCCCGTTGACGGTGAGGTCCACTGCCGTCGGGGTTCCGATCAGGGCCGCGCCCCGCAGAACGCCCTTGACCGCCATCACCCGCGCATCCTTCACCCGGCGCACGAAGGCGTAGGCTTCCTGGGTGGCGAAGCCGGTGTCCAGCGCGAACCGCGCCAAGGGCATGGCCGCTCCCGATTCGTGTGTCCAGGTCTCGGCGAGCAGTTCGCCCAATCGCTTCCACACCGCCTCGCGGGCCGTGTCGCCCATCAGCACGCGGTGCTCGACAAGCCAGGCCTCCTTGCTGCGCCCGAAGGCCCAGATCGAAACTTCAATGCGATCCTTCTGGACGTCGGCCCCGCCGACCAGGAGCAAGCCGCCCTGAGGCACGGTGCCGATGCGGTAATCCTCCCGCCGCTCCACCAGGCGCTCCCAATCCGGGGCTTCGCCTTCTTCCACCCAGGTCTCCCCGAGTTCGGTGTTCTTGAAGGTCTTGATGGCGGAGGCCGAGCCGGATTCCTTATCTACAGCCGCCTCCCACGCCGCGGCGATGTCGCGCCAGGAGCGCCAGCCGATGGGGCTGTAGAGCGAGGAGAGATGGAAGCCGGCGGTCTTGCCCCCGTTCTCCGGCGCCAGCGCCCGCCACTCGCCGTGCTCCAGCATCCAGGTCTTGTGATGCTCCGGGATTGGCGCGTCGCAGGATTCGCAAACGTAGGCCGCCGTCTCCGGCTGACCCTTGTCCCAGCGCAGCTGCTCGAAGCGCAGCCACTGCCGGTGCGAGCAATGCGGACAGGGGACGAAGTAGCGCCGTTGGTCCGATTGCTCGTATTCGCGCTCGATGCTGGAGGCTCCGGAGATCGTCGGGGTCGAGACGATGAAAATCTTCCGGCGGGCAAAGGTCCGCGTGCGGGCCTCCGCCAACTGAATGGCATCGCCTTCGCCCTCGACGTCCAAGGGATAGCCGTCCACCTCGTCGAGAAAGAGATACCGCACCGGCATCGAGCGCAGGCCCACGGCGCTGTTGGCCCCGGTCATCACCAGCACGCCGCCCCGAAACTCCTTGGCCAGGATGGTGTTGCCGGCATCGCGGGAACGGGCTGGTGCGATCAGATCCTTCAGCACCGGCGATTCCTCGATCAGGGGATCGATGCGCTGCTTGGAGTTGCGCTTGGCCATCTCCACCGTGGGCGCCACCGCCATCATCGGGCCGGGGGCATGGTGAACGACATAGCCGATCCAGTTGTTTCCCGACTCCGTCGCGCCCACCTGAGCGCCTTTCATGAACACCACCCGCTCGATGGGGGAGGTCGGGGACAGGCAGTCCATGATGTCCTTCAGATATGGGGTCCGGCGGGTTCGCCAGCGCCCGGGTTCTGCGGAAGCCTTCGAGGACAGGATCCGGTATTGGTCGGCCCATTCCGAGACTGACAACAGCGGATCCGGGGTCAGTCCCTCCCGCCAGGCCCGTTCGATCTCCGGGCTGCCTTCATAGTTGTACACATTGTTCTCAGTCGATGCGGGGCTGAAACTGGCCCAATTCTTCCAGATGGCGTCTCACTTCACGCTCCAGCAGGACATGCAGGACATGCGGATCGATCCCGATCTCGGCGGCCATCTGTGCCGACACCCTGGCCGGCCAGTTCAGCCAGGCGTCCCGCTCCGCCCGGGCGAGTTTGAATACATGGGCGATCGCTTGGGCCCGGTCGACCAGTTCGCCCTTGAGCCGAGCCAGCCGCACCTTGTTGGTCTGCGCCTTGAGGACTTCGTTGGCGGTGCGGGCCTGCAGGAACGTCGTGCCGCCGGCTCCGAGGCCGGAGGGCAGCGGAGTCTCGCCCACGGTCTCGCGGACGGCCTGGATGGCCTCGTTAGGGACCGCGCGTGGCTTCGGACGCTGCTGGGCTGTGTCGGTGTGGCGCTCCCACTGAGCATTCGCCCTGGCCGAATCGATGGTGCCATCCGCTTCCAAGGTGATCCTGCCGGCCTTGATCGCCTTGCGCACGGCGGCATCGGAGACACCCCGTTGCCGGGCGTAGGCGCGGATCGAGATACCCAATCAATTCTTCCGAAATAGCTGCGATTCAGGACTGGAAAGCGCTTGGCTTCCCCTCGCCACAGCGCGTTCATGTCGCCATCGCGATTGACGCGATGACCACCTGAACGGAGACGACCATGTACACCGAAAATGCCAACCGCTTCACCATCGACGAACTGGGATTCATCCAGACCGCCCTGACCAAAGTCCTCGCCGCCGCAGCCCGCGGCGAACTGGACCTCAACCGACTGGCCCGGGAGGAACTGGCATCCCGCGGGCTCGACCAGAACGGCCACTGGGTGGGCTTTGAGAAAGCCGCCGAAATCCACAAGCCAACCTGATCAATACCGGAGCATAATGATGAACATTCAACTTTCCGAAACCCAAAAATCCATCCTCATCGCGGCCGCCGAGCATCCCAATCATCGGCTCGAGTGGTTCCCCGAAGGAGTCAAGGGTGGCGCTCGGGCCAAAGTGCTCGGCAGCCTCCAAAGCAGAGGGCTCATCGAAATCCGGGATGACCATCCGGTCATCAGCAACGCGGGCCTGGCCACCTTGGGCTTGCCCGCAGCGCCGACGGAACCAGTGGTGGAGGCCAATCCCGAGCCTTCCGAAAATCCCGCGCCTGACGCGCCCAAGGCGCCAAAGACGCGGGAGAACACCAAGCAGGCCCAGGTGATCGCGATGCTGAACCGACCCGAGGGCGCCACCCTGGAGCAACTGGTGGAGGCCACGGGATGGCAGAAGCATACCGTGCGCGGCGCCTTGTCCCTCCTCGGCAAGAAACAGGGGATTTCCATCGAATCCGGCAAGACCGAGGCGGGACGCGTCTACCGGGTTGCCGCCAACCCGGCGTAATCAATCGAAGACGGAGGGGCGGGAGAACTGATTCTCTCACCGCCATCGGAGACACCCAATAAAAAAGGCATCCGAAGATGCCTTTTCTTTTCCTCTATTCCATTCCGATCAGAGGCCGTCCGGATAATCGTAGCTGTAGTGCTTGCGCAAGGGTTTCACCACTTCCCATTGGCTATCCAGTCCCGCATGGAACGAGACGAGATCCCCCGGGACGATCCGCACCGGCTCACCCCCGGCCGGCGTGACGATAATTTCGCCTTCCAGCACATAGGCAACCTCGGTTTCGTCAAAATCGATCGGAAACTCGGAGATTTCCTTTTCCCAGATTTCCCAACCGGCGACGCCGAGTTCTTTCAGACGATCTTCGCTCGGGTTGTGTTCAATCGTGATTTTGCTCATGTCGTGACGTAAATGTTCAACACATAAGCGACGAAGCTTAGCATTGTTGCCCTCAGCGAAGCCACAACGCTTCGGCCTGGCTGGCCTAAGTCGAGTGACTCCAACGTCGCCCACGAATGACCGAGGCTGGATCAAGTTAGGCAGAATTCGTGATTCGCGGCGAGAAGATTACCGAGGAGTCGCTGACCGCCTGATCCTCGAACGTCACCCCATCGGATTCGCGAGTGGCTGGTTTTCCGGTCCAGTCCTGCCAGCGGCGCACGATCACGTCGACGTATTTGGGATCCAGTTCGATCAGGCGCGCCCGGCGCCCGGTCTTCTCGCAGGCGATGAGCGTCGATCCGGAACCGCCGAAAGGATCCAGCACAATATCGCGGGTCTTGTTGCTGTTGCGCACGGCCCGCTCGACCAGTTCCACCGGTTTCATGGTGGGATGGAGGTCGTTCCTGACCGGCTTGTTCACGAACCAGACATCGCCCTGGTCTCTCGCCCCGCACCAGTAATGGTCGGTGCCCTCGCGCCAGCCGTAGAGGATCGGCTCGTACTGCCGCTGATAATCCGAGCGTCCCAGGGTGAAGGTGTTCTTGGCCCAGATGATGAACGTGGACCACCGCCCGCCGGCGGCCCGGAAAGCCGACTGCAGGGTGTCCAACTCGCTGGAACTCATGGCGATGTAGACCGCGCCCTTCGTGACAGCCAATACGTTGGCGCAGGCCTTCTCCAGGAAAGGACCGAAGTCGTCCCCGAGGTTGTCATTCAGGATGGGGCGGTGCTTGCCTCGTAGTTTGTCCTTGGGCGAGTTTGCGTAGTTCACGCCATAGGGAGGATCGCAGAACACCATGTCCGCCAGTTCCCCGCCCAGCAACGTAGCGTAATCCGCGGCCTTGGTGGCATCGCCGCACAGCACCTTGTGCTCGCCCAGCAACCACACATCGCCCAGTTTGGAGACGGGGGTTTCGGTGATTTCAGGAACGGCATTCTCGTCGGTCAACCCGCCGCCCTCCGGTTCCGGATCGGCCAGCAGGTCGTCCAGTTCGTCCGGATCGAAGCCGGTCAGCGACAGGTCGAAGTCCTCCAGTCGGAGCTCCTCCAGTTCCAGCCGCAGCAGTTCCTCGTCCCACTCGGCCCAGGTCGCCGAACGATTCGCCAGCATCCGGAAGGCCTTGATCTGCGCGTCGCTGAGCTCGTCGGCCAGGACCACCGGCACGCTCTCCAGGCCCAGCGCATGGGCCGCCTTCAGGCGCAGGTGGCCATCGACGACCTCGCCCGTGCTCCGGGCGACCACCGGGATGCGGAAGCCGAACTCCCGGATGACGCCGGCCATCTGCTCCACGGCCTGGTCGTTGCGCCTAGGGTTACGCACGTACGGAATCAGCTTGCCGATCGGCCAGTGTTCAAGCCGCAGCTCAGCCATGGGTCGCGTTCCGTTCGGCGGCGACCGCCGCGAAGGTTTGGCCGGTACTGGCCAAGGTGATCGTCGTCTCGGGAAAGTTCTGCAGGAATCGCTTGATCGCCACGTCCACGTATTCGGGCGCGATCTCCACGGCGCGCAACACCCGCTCGGTGCGCTCGGCCGCCAAAAGGCTCGTGCCCGAACCGCAGAAAGGCTCGTAGCAGATCGCTCCCGGATCGGTATAGGCCAACATCAGGTGCTCCGGCAAAGCCACCGGAAATACCGCCGGGTGGTCGATGTCCTTTCCAATTTTGCCCTTGTGGCGCATGAGGCGGATCACGCTATCCGGAATGCGATGGTCCTGGGTAGGGGTGCCGGCATGGCACCAGCCGCCGACTTCCCCATCCTTGCCGCGCATGGCCGTGGAACTGCCGTCCTGGCGCAGATGGGTTTCCTGGCCAGCGAACTTGCAGGGCACGATCTTGTTCGGCTTCCGCGCCTGCCGGTTGAAGTGGAAAATGAACTCGAAGCTGGGCGCCAGCCGGCCGTTCCAATCGCCGGGCATGCCCGGTCCCTGGTCCCAGACGTACCAGCCGAACCGACGCCAGCCCTGGGTGCGTATCCAGTCCAGCCAGCCACTCCAGTAGGGGATGAACTCGTGGTCGCGGTGGATCAACCCGAGGTTGACCAGCACCTGGGCATCGTCCTCCATAGGCAGGTATGCGAACACGCCGCGCATCAAACCGTCCCAATCGGCAATGCCGCCGCTGGTGTAATCCCGCTGGTTGCCGTAGGGCGGCGAGGTGAAGCAAAGTCGGGCGTGTTCGCCGGCCATCAGCGTGGCGACCACGGTCGGGTCGGCGGCATCGCCGCAGATCAGACGGTGGGATCCCAGAAGCCAGACATCCCCGGTTCGAGACACTGGCACCGCCGGAGCATCGGGTACGTCCTCGTCCAGGCTGTCCGCGCCGGGCTCGGCAGTGACGTCATCGGCCGCAAGGCCCGTTCCTTTCAGCAGTTCAGCCAGGTCGGCCTCGTCGAAACCCACCAGCGACAGTTCAAACGCTTCATCGGCCAGGAACTTCAGTTCTTCGGCCAGCAGGGCTTCGTTCCAGCCGCCATGCTCGGCGATCCGGTTGTCGGCGAGGGTCAGCGCCCGACGCTGCAGGTCGGACAAATGGGTGAGGCGCACCACCGGCACCTCGGTCAATCCCAGCTTCTGCGCGGCGAGCCACCGACCGTGTCCGGCGATGATCAACCCGTGGCCGTCGGCCAGGACCGGATTGACGAAGCCAAACTCGGCAATGGACCCCGCGATCTCCGCGACTTGGGCCTCGGAGTGCGTCCGCGCATTGCGGTCGTAGACCGTCAGTTGCTCGACCGGCAGGTATTCGATGTTGAGCGTCATAGTTCCAAAACACAGGTTCGCATTCGGTACGCAGGCGCGAACCGGGATGCGAACCTCACAGGGTCCGAGGAGGTAACGGTGAATCGGGGGTCAGAAACACGAAACCCGCGACGGGCGCGGGTTGTGGGGTATTCGATGGCTGGGAAGTGCGAACCGGGTGAGTCCGGTGCGAACCCGGATTTTCGGGGGAACGCTAGCGAAAGGCCGCGCTCGCGCCCCCCGCAGTGCTATTTCATCAGGAAGGACCCACTTTCTCGTGAAATTGTGCTCATTTGTTCGGATCGGCCTTGACGATTAAGGCCAAGGTGGGTGCCGTGGCCTTCAGGGATGCTTCTCTCGCGAGTCTGGCAGAAATACTACCCCAAACCGGGGCTTCATGCTGCATGCCCGAAAGCGTCCGAAATGGACAAACGCATGAAACTAGGGACATTCGCTCAAAGGCTTACCCTACCTGACTCATATTTTCAGACCCGATGCCTTTCCGTTCCCCTTCCTCATTTTCGTGGCCCATGGCCCGGGCCACCAGTTTTTTGAGATCCGGTTTTGAACTAAATGACGGTATTGCTCTGGCGCCGGGACATTCTTGCGTTTGTGACGATTGGAATTGCAATAACGACAGGCGGCGACCAAATTATCCCGGGTATCTTTGCCGCCGTCCTGCCGGGCTTTAAGGTGCTCGGCGGTACATTGGTGGTGCTTTGCCTGATTGATGGTGATCCCGAACTGTTGAGCAAACGACGGTAAGTCGTTCGTCCACATCGGGAGATCACAATAGAAACAACAACCGAATTGTAATTCGAACGCTGATTTACGATGATGACGAAGAGGGGTAGTAGACATGGAGTGCTCCTGTTAGGTTAACCCCGTTGCCTCCGAGCGGAGAGCAAACGGGCACCCAGCAGTAAGCACCGAATGGGCAGAGACCACGGACCGAATCGATCACGTCTGCCCAATATTTGAAATTACACCGCGCAACACAGTCAAGTGTGATTTTGCGAACGGCCTTTCCACTTGGAGCAACCTGGGTGCTTTCCACCGATCAACCGTTGTTATGGATGTCCGTTGAGGCATTGGACAACGCGCTGTAAGGCTCTTTGCCAGCGCCGCCGAGCTGTGTTGCGATCACAGCCAAAGCGGCGTGAGATGTCCTTCCACTCCCATTCTTCCGCCCGCATCCAGACAAGGTGGCGCAGTTCCTCGTCGAGCCATAGCACCCAGCGCATGGTCTCCTCCATGCGGTCGATGGCCTCAGGTGAGGGCGGGAAGCGGAGCACCCGATCCGGGTCGGTGTAGATTTCCTGGGCTTCCCGCTTGATGGCCGGCCAGACGTTGAAGTAGCCCTGCACCCGGACCGGCGGCAAGCGATGGGCCGTCTCGGCGGCCTCCCGGAAGCGCTCCGCGACGGCGTCCAGTGTCCACTCAGCCATGGCTCACCTTCCTGCGTCCGTAGAGACGCTCGGCGATTTGGGTGAGGAGTTGCCGCTCCATCCAGTCCAAGCGCTGGTCGTCCGGGGAGATCACCAGGATGCCCTGGTCGCGCCAGCCGTCGCGCTTGATGTCCTCCGGGTCCGGGCGTTCGGGGAGGAGGCGGCTCAAGGGACAGCGATAACGAACACCGTTCATGCCCGCACCTCCTGCGCCATCGCCCACAGCAGCAATGCCAGGGCATCCGCCTCGTTGTCGTCGGCCGGCCGAAAGCCCTTGGCCCGCATCGCGGCGACCATGTCGTCCTTGCCGGCATTGCCCTTGCCGGTGGCGTGCTTCTTGATCGTCCCGACCGGTACCCCCTGGTAGGGAATCTGGTGGTGCTCGCACCACGCCGTCAGGTGAGCCAGGAAGCCGCCATAGGCGTGAGCGGCGTCGACGCCGGCATGCCGACGCACTTCCTCGAAGTAGACGGCATCCAAGCCATCGGCCGACTGCTTGATCTCGGTCAGCCAGCGCTTGAACCTGAGAAAGCGCATGCCGCCGCCTTCGAAGCGGCCGGGCCGGAAGAACTCACTGCCGCTGGTGATCGTGCCATCCCGAGTGAGTAGTGCCCAACCAGTCCGAGTGCCAAGGTCCAAAGCCAGAATCGTTGGTCCGGGATCCCTGGTGAGACGCTCCGAACCGTAGGGGGAAGGAGGACTACGTAAAATAGAGGGAACGACAGTTCCCTCTATTACGTAGTAATAGGACTCTCTGCAATCTGCAATCTGGCTGGAAGCCTTATGTGGCGCGGGTTTCCGCAGATTGCAGACGTATCTGCAATCTGGAATTCCGCAATCTGGAATTTTTCGTAACCCATTGTTTTCAACCTGGAAATTAGAAAACCCAGAGTGCAGATTGCAGAAATCCGGGCCAGATTGCAGGTCGCCTTCGGATACCCATTTGCGATTCGAACCTTTCAGAAGTAATCCTTGCATGGCGCGGCTTTCAGCGATTTTCGGCGGCTGTTGGAGCGTCCGCTGGACGCCCTGTGCAAGGGGATGACCGAGGTGGTCCGGTCCAGATTGCAGCCAGATTGCAGAAGTTCTGCAATCTGGACGCCGGGTTCTGCAATCTGCCGCAAACCTCTGTATTTGAAAGAAAACTTCAATGCTTTGGCGCGTGTTTCGATGGTTGTTCTCGGGTACCTGTTTCATGCGTCCAACTCCTCTTGATAAATCCAAATGTCGGGGTTTTCCACGGGAAGCAACGCCCCGGTGCGTGGGCACTTGTAATCGGTCGGCCGGACCGGCAGGGCCATGATCGGCAGTTCACCCGTGTCGGGATCGGGTACGCCATGAGGAAGCCACAGGACCATGTCCTCCACGCACAGATAGCCGTACTTGCTGCGGGTCAGGGGCGGCAGGCCGTAGTCCTCGGGGTTGCGGAAATACTTGACATAGCCCTTGGTCGCGAACACGGACAGACGCTCATTGATGGTCCGATTCGCTCCCAGTCCTGCCTTGCCCTCGAAGGCCTCGGCGAACTGGTTGGGGGTGTAGCAGCGGCCTTGAGCCGCTTCCTCGAAGATCAGCTGGAGAATGACTTCGAAGATCAGCTGGAGAATGACTTCCTGCTTGCGCAGGCGCTCGGCATCGAGGCGCTGTCCGTGCTCCCGCAGGACCAGCCGCTCGCTTGGTAGCACTTCCCGCCACTCGCCGTGGATCTTGTCGATGTGCTTGCTGGGAATGCCGGGTCCATTGCGCAATTCGAAGATCAGCTGGCGCTCGGTCCGGGTCTCGTCCGGGCGGAAGAGCAATAGGCCGGTGCTGTAGTAGCCGCGGAGGCTCCCGGCACCGGCCAAGGCCTGAAACGGGTCCTCCTCGAACTGCTTCTTGCCGAGCTTCCGGGTGTGGTGGGCGAGAATGATCCCGGCCTCGGGATTGACCGCATCGCGGATACGCTCCACCCGCTGCGAGAGGAAGAACAGCATCGCGGCATTGTCGTTCTCGCCGCCGGCATCACCGCCGTCGAAGACATTGCGGATGGGATCGATGACGATGAGATCGGCCGGTTGGCCGCCGAAGGCTTGCGTGACGGCCGGGATGATCCGGGCCAGACCCTCGTCGTTCAGGATCAGCCGGAGCTGCGGCGTGGCGATGAAGTTCTGCCGAGCGTCCAACAGCCGATGGGCCGGCAAGCGGATGGCTTTCACCCGTTCGCGGAGGTAGTGGTACTGCACCTCGGCCTGCAGGTAGAACACCCGCAGGGGACGACAGGGGCGCATCCCGAGGAACTCGGCGCCGGCCGCCATGTGGGCCAGCCAGGACAGCAGGAAATCACTCTTGCCGACCTTGGGCGCCCCGCCCAGAACCAGGAGGCCGCCCACGGTCATGACGCGGGGTGCGATGAGGTCCGGCGGCACGGGCGAACAGTCGTCCAGCAACTCGCCCAAGGAATAGAATGGCAACCGGGGTTCCGTAGGGAGAGGCGCTTGTCTTGGCCCCTGATTCAGAAATGCCTGCCAGTCGAAGCCCTCGGCAATCGCGTCCGCCGCATCCCAACTTTCCGGCTTGTCGGCCGGCGGCTCCAGGATGGCGAAACTCGACGCCCCGGCAGCCAGTGAGGCCTTGGCCACCCGTTCGGCATAGTCCCAACCCGGCTTGTCCTTGTCCGGCCAGATCAGCAGCCGTTTGCCGACAAGGGGCGTGAGATCGGTCTTGTCCACCGGTGCGTTGGCGCCGCCCATCAGGGTGGTGGCGCAGACGCCGTAGTCGATCAGGGCCTGCGCGCACTTCTCGCCCTCCACCAGCACCACCTCCTCGGCAGATGCGATGCCTGGCAGGTTGTACAGGGGACGGATGGAAGGCGTCCCTGTCATGCCCCGGACAACATCGCGGGGACGGAACTGCTTGCCGGTGGGCGGATCGTAGCGATACACGCAGGCCAGCAATTTTCTATCGGCAGACCAGTAGTCCCACTTGGCGGTATGAGGCCCCAACTCGTCGATGGGTGGCGACTTGTCCTTTCGCGGCGCTCTGGTCACCGGCGACAGCGCCAGCCAGTCACCGCCAAGCCAGCGTTCGGCCGCGATCAGCACCCGAGGAAAGTCGCGTTTGACGTCGAGCCCCTCGCGCCGGGCGATAAAGTCGAACAGGTCGCCGGATTCCCCGGTGGCATGGTCATAGCCGAGCCCGGCCTTGTCGCCTTCCAGCTCTATCTCCAGACTGTCGCCGGGATCGCCCTGCAGATTGCCGACGTGGAATTTCCGGCCCCGGATCGTACCGTGCGGAAACACCCACTGGAGCAACGGGCGCAGCTGGGCGAGCAGACGGGTTCGGATCCGATCCCGCTCTGCGCGTAGGTCGATCGTGTCCCAATCGCGCTGAACTGGGGCATCGTTGAAATCCAGCATCTCAGACCTCTGTGTCGTTCTGGGACACATCGATGCCTTCGGTGCCTGCAGGGGTGGGCGGATGGCCGAACTGTACGGACCAGGCTTCCAGCTCGCTGAGCCGGAAGCGCACCAAGCCTCCCAGCAGGTAATGGGGAATGCGTTTGCCGGCGCGCATCTTGCGGTCACTGAACCAGTAGTACGGCAAGTGCAGCGCATAGGCGGCCTGCCGGGCGTCGATCATGGCTTCCGAGGCCTGGATCATCGGCGTGGATGTGTTGTGGTCATTCATGACGGCACCCTCCAGCAGCGGTCCTGCCAAGCGCACAGCCGGCATTCGACATGGGTGGCGTCGGTGTAGGAGCGGGGCAGGAGTTCGCCGGCTTCGGTGGCGGTGATGATCTTCACCGCCCGATCGGACATCCGCTGGGCCAGGGCGCCATCGAACGGCACGCCCTCGGTGTAGATCTCCATGGTGTCCGCATTCACCGCCGTGAACAGGGCCGGGGACTCATGGAGCTGCAGATAGGCCTGGTAGATGGCGACCTGGGCGGCGTAGACCGGTTTGGCAACCGCCAGGCCATGCTTCTCCAGATCGCGCCAGGACTTGGCATTCAGGCATTTGTTTTCCCAGAGGCAGGGATAGGCGAAGCCCTCGGGCCCGCCGACGAAGATGCCGTCGACATGGCCCTGCAGCCGGCCGTCCAGGAGGGAAAAGCCGAACGGCTTGCCTTGGGCGTCCCGGGTCCGGAGATCGAATCCGGCGGCGCGCAGCCACTCCACCATGCAGTCCTCGATGACGTGGCCACGGCGGAAGATACGTAACAACGATCCCGAGAATGCCCGGCCCGGATCGACCGGCGCCTGCGCATATTCGTACTGCAAGGCCCGCTCGCAGGCGATGCCGAGCCGGGACGCGCCCAGATAGGTGCGCCGCGCCTGCCGGGCTTCCAGCGCCTGGAGTGCGGTATCCACTAGCACGCCCAGGCGCGCGTGCGGTTTCAGGTGGTGATTGAAATCCAGCATCAGAACGGTACTCCTGTGGAGGATTGGCATTGGCGGCGTTGGTCGAGTCGGCGGAAGTGCTCAGCCTCCTGTTCCGCCTGGCGTTCGTGAACTTCCAGCAAATGGGCCTGGAAGGCGTCGACGACGATCTCGATCAAGGTCAGAATTTCCTCGCGGCTGTAGGCTGCCAGGGGGCGTTCCAGGCCGAGCGCGGCCACGTAGTTCCCCAAGGGGCGAAGAGCCGCGGCCATGGCCGCCTTTTCGGTGTCGGTGGCATCGATCATCGGGACCTCCGTTTCCTGTAGCCAGCGCTGCTTTTGCTCCCGGAGTTTCCGGAGTGCTCCGAAGAGGATTTGGCAGCGGAACGAGCAGAACCGGAAGGTTTCGCGCCGGGTTTCCGGCCGCGCTTTCGGGCTTTGCCAGAGGAAGCCTCGGGCTTGTCGTCGGCAGATGGCACAGGGCATGGTCTGGTTGCTCCGGGGATGGCTTCGGGATGCTGGCAGCGACCGGCTTCGATCATCCGCTGCTGAAAGCAACGGGTGCAGTCGAGGCACGGCCAGTCCGGCGCGACGCCGCTGCGCCAGGCCAGGGCAACCCAAGCCTCATACTGCGTCTTCGAGGGAAAGCATTTGGGGAATCTCACAGCCCCACCGCCTTCCGGATGGCCGGACGGTTGAAGCGGAACGACAGGAGGGCCGAAGCCCGATAGCGGGACAGCCCCAGGTCGTGCCGGTACGAGGGCGGCAGATGCTGCAGTTGCTTCTCGGTGGCGGGCTCGTGCAGCCATTTCCGGCTCTTGTGAGCGGCGTCCTCGGTTTCGTGGGTGTTAAGGAAATCGTCGGCCTGGGCCATGCAGACCAGTCGCTCGCCGATGGCGAGACGCCGGGTCGTGCCGTTCTTGGCGGCGCCCACGGCATGCCAGTGGCCCTCCAGGAAGAACACTCCCGCCCAGGCGTTGAAGCCGGTTGCCATCAGCGAGCAGTCATCGCCGAAGAGATCGCACCAGAGAAAGGATGACCGTTTCAGCAGGTCGATCTCGGTCATAGTGAAGTCGGTCAGTCCCGGGCCGTTTGCGCTTGCCTCGCGGACCAATCGCTCCCACACGTAGCCGCACAGGGGGCACTCGCGGCAGCCGAGGGGGATCGTCGCCGCACAGTCCGGGCAGTCTTTCATCGGTGCCTCGCCCGAGAAGTCACGCCCCTCGAGGTTGGCTGCCTGCTCCAGGGTGCCGTGGGTCAGGGACGCGGTGCCGAAGTCGAGGACCAGGCAGTCCTCCTTGATCACGTCAGGAAACTCGTCGGGATCGACCACCCGAAGACCCCGCCCCACCATCTGCACGAAGGTGGAGGCATGGGAGCTGGGACGGAGCAGCACGACGCAGGCCGTCGGGGTATAGTCGTAGCCCTCGGTAAGCACGGCGACGTTGACCACGACCTGGACCGGGCCCCGCTCGTACGCCCGCAGCCGGGCCTTGCGTTCCTGGTCGGACAGGTCGCCATGGATCAGCACCGCCGGAACGCCGGCCTTGATGAAGGCCCGACAGACCGCCTCGGCATGCGCCACCGTCGAGCAGAACACGATAGTCTTGCGGCCCTCGGCCTTCTCCTGCCAATGCCGCACCACCGTCTGATTGATGGGCTGGGTGTTGAGAATGGCGGCGACCTCGTTCATGTCGAAGTCGGCAGCGGTCCGCCGCACGTGGCGAAGTTCGTCCTGCTTGCCGAGATCGATGACGTACGTCCTGGGCCGGACCAGATGCCCGGAGGCGATCAATTCGCCCAGGGTGATCTGGTCGCCGACATTGGAGAACACCGTCCGTAATCCCACGCCGTCACCCCGGTTGGGGGTGGCGGTGACGCCGAAGATCCGGGCTTTCGGATTCCTGGCCAGAACGCCATCGATTACCCGGCGATAGCTGGGCGAGGCACTGTGGTGGGCCTCGTCGATCACCAGCAGATCCAGGGTTGGCAGCATCTCCAGGTGCCGGGCGCCGGACAGCGTCTGCACCATGGCGAAGGTCGCCCGGCCCGCCCAGGATTTCTCCCGGGCGTCGTAGACCGAGGTGGAGAGCCCGGGATTGACCCGGGCAAACTTGGAGCGGTTCTGGTCGGTCAACTCATCGCGATGGGCGAGGATGCAGGCCTTGGCATCCGGTTCGGCGAGCACCTCGCCGGCGACCGCCGACAGCATGATGGTCTTGCCCGCCCCGGTCATGGCCGTGCCGAGGGTATTGCCATGCTGGTCCAGCGCCGCGAGGCAGCGCTGGACAAACACCTGTTGACGTTTGCGTAACAGCACGGCGGCCTCCTCACTGCGCCCAGCTCGGCCGTGCCGGAACGGCCGGCGCCGGTGAGGAACTCGATGCCGGGAATGCGGGGGACGGCTGGAACGCTTGGGACCCTGTCATCGAACCCATCAACGCCACGTACTCTCGATGATCCGGCAGAATGGCGGTGCGGATGGCATTGCGGTCGTCGCCCCGCTGATCCTTCTCGATATCAATGCGGGCCACGAACTCGATGCCGTCGAGCTCGACGAAGCCCCGGATGCGCAACGCGTTCTGGGCCTGTGGGGACGTATCCTTGGGGTGGATGCCGCGGGCGGAACTCAACACGGCGCGCAGGAAGCTGCGGCCCATGTTGGCCCACTCCGGTCCCTTTTCCGAATGCAGACCGATCAGGTTCCAGATCTTGCGTTTGGCGTAAGGGCCTTCCAACACCACGAACTCGGCGTTGAGATAGGCCGAGCCGGTTTCGGTGTTGCGGGTGGCATAGCCGCCGGTCCAGCCCAGGTTCGGGTTGTCGTAACCGCCGGGTTTCAGGGTCATCCGCACCTTGGCCAGGGTCTTGGGCGGAATCAGGTCGAAGGAGGCTTGTTCTTCGGCGTCCGAAAAATCTGTCCAACTGGTCATGATCAGTTCTCCTGTACGGATTGGGATTGGTGGGTGAGAGGGCGTTCGAAGGCGAGCCGCTCGGCAGCAGGTTTGGCAGGGCCGGCGATCTTGGCCATGAGGCGGCCGAGATGCGGCTCCTCGATGAGGTCGAGCCGGCCGGAGCGGTCCTTGGCGGGGTAGCTCCAGGGATTGAGGGTGTGGCAGAGGAAGGCGCGGTAGGCGGTGCCGTCATCAGCCTTGAGCTCGGCCAGGGTGATGACCTCGTCGACGATGCCGGGGAGTTCCAGGCCGGTCTTGGAGCCGTCGATCTGCAGGGAGAAGACCTTGCGGTTGAAGTCGTCGAGCTTCTCGTCGAGGATGCCGACGAACCACACGTTCTTGCCCCGGGTGTGCTGGAGATGGGTCAGCCAGGCGATCATCTCCTGGCCCATCAGGCCATAGGCGCCGCGGGTGTCCGGCTTGCCGGTCTTCTCGGAGTAGGCTTGGGGCTGCCCCTTGCACCACTGGAGGCACAGGCGTCCGGCAACCGTGATCGAGTCGACGAACACGGTGGCATACCTGTCGAGCACGGACGGGTCGCCGAAGCGGGCGCAGACGGCGTCGAAGTGGGCTTGGCTGAAGGGCTGGTCGTCCCGCAGCGCCGGATTGGGACCGCCGATGAACACCGCGAAGTCGCGGCACTCGGGCCAGGTGCGCGGCCGGAGGGTGTCGCCGGCCCAGCCCTCGACGGCGAGATCGCCCGCCTCGAGATCGAAGAACAACGTGCCCTCAGGCGGCAGCGTCCAGAGCTGCGAGGTCTTGCCGAGGCCGCTCTTGCCGACCAGCACGCCCTTGACGCCCCGCCGTTCAGCAAAGCGCTGGTCGGCGCTGATGATGGGGAGGCCGGTCATTCCGCACCTCCTTCCAGCAGCAGCGCCAGCCGGAACGAGGCCTTGCCGGACTTGACGGTGCGAGCCTCGGCGAACTGCGCCTTCAGCGCGGGCGGCCAGTGGTTGTAGCGTGACTCCGGGACCGAGTACTCGACCTCCAGATAGCCCTGAACCTTTTCACTGGAGGCGGCGATCTTCTCGGCCAGGGCCGCCAGCTTGGGCTGATCCCACGACACCCGTTTCGGCAGGTCGTAGGTCACCCGCAAGGGACCATCGGTCAGATGCGCCACGCCGAAATCGCGGCCGGAGGCCCGCAAGGCGGCCTGGCCGGCTTCGCCATAGCGCTGCGCCAGCGCGGCGGTCATCCGTTCGCGGGCCTGCTTGACCCAAGTGGTCAAATCGCTGAGCAGACCATCGAGCTCTTGCAGCTGCTCCGGGGGCAATGCCGCCATTCGGCCGACGGACAGTTCCGGCAGCTGAGCGAGGGAGAGTTCCAGTTCGTGCATGGCGACCTCCCTCAGGCGGAAACCCGAGCGCCGGTCGAGTAGCGGGAGCACCGCCGCTCGAAGGCTTCGATCTCGGAAATGAGGTAGATGACCCGGGCTCCGAGCTTGCAGAAGACCGGACCGAGTTGCTCCTGGCGCCAGCGGCGCAGGGTCTTGACCGAGAGCCCCCAGCGGGTAGCCAGCTCGTTTTCGTCGAGGGCGATGCGTGGGGCGCTGTCTGAATGTACCCGGCGGGCATTCCGGCCGGATTTAACGGATAGGACTTGGTTTTGCATTTCAATGTGCCTCCTGGATGAAATGGGCACATTGAATTCTCCGCATGGATTTATGGGCGGTGTCTGGTTCCGTTTATGGGGAGATTTATGGGTTGCGCCGAACCCGATATCGGGCTCTGCGGGTCTTCTCGATCACGTCCTCACGCGCTGCAACACCGCCGAAGGCATCATCGAACGATTGGTAGCCGGTATTGGCCAGACCGTTGACGTCGGCCCAGGATATCTCCGGGGGAGCTTTGCCATCGACACCCCACATGACCTTAACGATCTTGGCGCGCTCGGGCGAAAGCTCGCGCGATCTGGGGAAGTGGGGCAATTTGAGGCGATTGCCCCGCAAAAACTGCTCAGGCTCGGATGCGCCGTTGGCTGTCACGAATCCACACAGCACCCGGTCGAAGGCAGGGGCGTCGAAGATGTCCTGGCCGTCGTCGGTCACGCGCAGGAAATCGCCGAGACCGCGCATGGCATGGTCTCCAGGGAGCTCGGCGGCCGAAGGCTGATGCCGCAGCACGATGCCGCCGCGTGGCCAAATGGGGTCACGCAAGGCAGTCGTGACCTGAGGATTCGGTGCACGCTCCCACATGCGTCCGACGAATACCGGGGAGAACTCGTGCGTGCCTGTGATTCGGACATTGCCGAGATGCCAGAGGTGATCGGGTACCAAGACTCGTCGCTCAGGCCGTTGTCGCGGCTCGATGCCGATCAGCACCGCCAGGTCGTTCAGCCACGCGTCCACTTGAAGCACATATCGCGTGATTTCAGCGAGGGGACGTTCCACGATTCGAGACCGGCGCTGGGGACTGCGGTATCGGAACAGTCGGGCATCCTCGTCGATATCGACCTCGACTTCTTCTTCCGAGTCGAGGAACGGCACCATCACATGGGTGAGGTAGCTGTCCTCCGTGACCCAGCCGCGTCGCCGGAACTCTTCCCGATGACGTCCGAGCGTGATCGCCAGAACCCGCGGCTCAATGCTGGGCACACGTTCCAACGCGGCCAGATACTTCCGGTATGCCGACATCCAGTCCTTCTCAGAACTCGCACACCACGCCGAGGCGCGCCAACTGCTCGATCACGCGCTTGCGATCCTCCTCGGTCTTGCTCTTGTCGTTCAGGCCATTGGGCGCCGTGATCTGGACGGCGACATTGTGCGCTCTGCGGTACGGTTGCTTGGCCATCCGGAACACCAACTTGACCTGCGACAGGGTATAGCCGGTCAGGTCATCGATGTTGTAGTCCTCGAAGGCGACCTGATAGATCGGCCGGTGGTCGCGGCGGTCTCGGGTGACCAGCAAGGTGCTGGACAGGTGCTGCACGATGTCGCGTCCGTTCGCCTCGTCGGTCGCGTGCTGTTCGAAGGGCCGCGCGATCTTGAGCTGCAGGATGGAAATCTTCTCGATGCCAGCGACGCGCTCCTGGTCAATTCGCTTGAGCATCGCCGGTGTCGAAAAGCCCAGCAGGTCGAACTCGCGCATCGGCATCTCGTTGATCTCCCCGTCACAGGCCAGCACGACATCGCGGAAGAGGGTGGCCAGCGATCGACGGGACTCCTTGTCCTCGCAGAAGACCCCCAGCGAGCCACTCCCAGGCTCCCACGAGAAACAGGCCGACATGGCCGCAGGCTCCTCGTGCTCGACGACTTCGCCGTCGGCGACCTGCTTGAAGCGGGCCGTGGACCCGTTGAACGTGGCGGTCACGGTGTGGAGCAGCACCGGCGTGGCTTCATCGGCGTCCTTGCCGCCGCAACGGTCCGCATGCGCCAGATCGCGCCTGGTAAACTGTTCGATCAGAATCTGGTCGGGCGAGACCTTCGGAAACAGCTCGGCGATACGAGCGCGGAGCTGTTCTTCCACGGCGGCGTCGATCCTGGGCTCGATGCCCTTGGGCCCGAGATAGTGGCTGGAAAAGCTTTCGCTCTTCCACTGGCGGTGCATCGCCTGCAAGCGCTCGGCATGATCGAAGCGTTGCTCCCGTTTGGCCCCCGCCTCCGGATACTCCTGCAACAGGAACAGGTGCAATGCGCGGCTGTACCGATCCGTAGGCGTCTCGAGTGCGGCGGCATCCCGTTCGTCCTCTTCGTCGAGGAGGGACTGGACAGCTTGCACACCATACTCGTCGTCCAACAGGACGATGCGCTCGGCTGCGCATTCGATGCGGTGCTGCTCGTGGACGCCGAGCCTGGCCACAGCCTGGAAGAACGCCTTGCGGGCCGGAATGGACAGCGCACCCTTGGCCGTTTCCACCAGAGCCTCAATCTCCGCCAAGGGGATACCGCCCGCCCGTTCGACCAGCGTCAAGACGAAAGCGGGCCGTTTGGATTTGCGTACCAGCGTGACGAAGTGTTCCAGGCACGGCAAAATCTCGGGGCCATCGTCCGTCCGGCGACGCCGAGGCTTCCCCGGGGCTTGCGGCTGGTCCGCGGCCATTGGGCTCTGGGTTTCAAGGTCTTTGGGTTCGACTGTGGTCATAGGCAAACTCCTAGGCTAAATAAAATGCGCGATTGCGCGAAACGTTAATTAGTGGCGTCAAAAAATGCCGACCCGAGGTCGGCACCGTGGTGGGGACAACGATCAGTGGATCTTGGTCCCCGAGTGGAGAAGGCCGTAACGTTCCATCCGAACTTGGATGAAGCGGCGGTGAACCCGGAAGCGCTCGGCCAGGGCTTTCTGCAAGCCTTCCATGTGAAACAGGCCCAAGTCGCCGTCAGCCGTCAGCCGCAGTTGGGCATCGGGTAACTCAGGATAAAGCGACGGGTGGCGATGGATAGTCACGCCGTGCTGCGGCGCCAGTTCCTCGACCGCTTGTGCCAAGCGCTGGCGCGGCACGAGCAACGACCCCATGAACTCGTTGGCGCGCAGCTCGGCAAAATGGACCTCCCGCTCAATCTGGCGGTTGATCACGCTTGGGACAGGGGGCTGGTGCTCGGATGACGTCGGATTCTTCGCCAGGTGTTCGGCATCGCGGGTTGTCGTGCGGTACGCCTTGCGTGCGAATTCGTCGGGATCATCGAACAAGCCTGGGCCCTGGTTGGCGGCCGCGATCCAACCGGGCGCATCGAAAATCGCATGCCCCAGTTCATGGGCGAAGGTGCTGAGCACCAACTCGGCGGTGGCGGAATCGCTCACCGGCGTGACGGACAGCAATGCGGCCTCGATGGAGGCGCCCGGGTCGAACTCGCAGACGCCCAGAACCGGCTGGCCCTGCTCATCATTGACCGGGTGCTCGGTGGAGACCCACAGATCGAAAGCCATGCCGTTGATCTTCAAACCCTCAATGCCTTTCAGCACGTCCAGTGGCAGGGCGTCGACACTGGCCTCCACCAGTTGCCGGCGTGCCAGCCCGGCAATCTCTTCCACTTCCGAGTGCTTGAGGAAATGGGGGAGCCTCCGGTCGCAGCACCGGTAAGCGAGGGTCAGCACCGGCATTCACTTTTCCTCGGAAGTGCAGCGGCGGTACATCCTAACGATGTTCCCCACGTCTTTCTGCATGTCCGGAGGCAGGCGACTCGCCTCGATGAAGGCCTCATCCGGGTTCTCGCCCAGGATTTCGGCCGCCTTCTTGATCAGTTCATCCTTCGGCGGTTTCTCCATGCCTCGTTCGATGCGCGACCAGTAGGCCGGGGATATGTCCAGCTGCCGGGCGAATTCATTCATCGGAATGCCCTTCGTCTCTCTTTTCTGCCGGATGTAGGCTCCGAAGCTCATGGTGTAACTCAATTGCGTAATTTGTTAATTGACGTAATCTTAGTGATCTTCCTATTTGTCGTCAACTGTTTCGTTAACGCACAACACAATGGCTTGGCTGGCTGCCCCCGGATATAGCCGATTACCCTCCTTTGCCATTCGTTTCGGAAGATCAGTTGCATCATGGATGACGATTGCAATTCCGTGGAGCCGTCATGAAGAACATCGAACTTGCTTCGCCGACCGTAATGTCGGCGATAGCGCGCGCCGCCGAGATCACCTCAATCCTAGCCGCCGCCATCGTCCGCACCCACCTCGCACACGCCGAGAAAGAGAGAGCCGTTGACCTTGGCTTTGTGGTCAGGCAGCGCGTTCATACAACCCCCTATCCACAGGAGAGATTGTGATGAACGAAGCCAAGACCTCGGTGGCCGCCCAAGTGGCGGCGCTGCCATCCCTTCCCATCAAGAAGCTCTGGGTGCTCTGGGACCGCTACTTTCCACGCCGCCCCGAGAATCCGAACCGCCACTACCTGGAGTCGCGCATCGCCTACAAGCTGCAGGAGGAAGCCTTCGGCGGCCTGTCGCCCGACACGCGCCGGCGGCTGATCAACATCGGCATCCAGCATTCCAGAATCAAGGAGCGCCGCAAGTCCCGCGACATTCATCTCGCGCCGGGCACGGTGCTGGTGCGCGAGTGGGCGGACCGCGACCATCAGGTAAGGGTCACCGCCGAAGGCCTGTTCGAGTACGAGGGGCGCTCTTTCAAGAGCCTGTCGGCCGTGGCCCGGCACATCACCGGCACTCCGTGGTCAGGACCACTGTTCTTTGGGCTGCGCCGTCCTGGGGAGGGCTACGAATGAGCGAGATCGCCCATACCAAGCCGCGCAAGCGCTGCGCCGTGTACTGCCGGGTGTCTTCGGACGAACGCTTGGATCAGGAATTCAACTCCATCGACGCTCAGAAAGAGGCGGGCCACGCCTTTGTCGCCAGCCAGCGGTCGGAGGGCTGGATCCCTGTGGCCGACGACTACGACGACCCCGGCTACTCCGGCGGCAACACCGAGCGACCGGCACTCAAGCGGCTGATGGCCGACATTGAAACCGGCCAGGTCGACATCGTGGTGGTCTACAAGATCGACCGCCTGACCCGCAGCCTCGCCGACTTCTCCAAGATGGTCGAGGTATTCGAGCGGAAAGGCGTCTCCTTCGTCTCGGTTACCCAGCAATTCAACACCACCACGTCGATGGGCCGGTTGATGCTGAACGTGCTGTTGTCCTTCGCACAATTCGAGCGGGAGGTCACCGGCGAGCGCATCCGCGACAAGATCGCCGCCGCCAAGCGGAAAGGCATGTGGATGGGCGGCGTGCCGCCCCTGGGCTACGACGTCGAGCACCGGCAACTGGTCATTAACGAAGCGGAAGCTGCCATCGTGCGGCGCATCTTCGAGGACATGCTGACCATCGGCTCGACCACGCGGATCGCGGCCAACCTGAACGCCGAGGGCCTCACCACCAAGGCCTGGACGACGCAAGACGGCCGGCCGCGGAACGGCATCCGCTTCGACAAGAAATACCTCTACAAACTACTGCGCAATCGCATCTATCTGGGCGAGCTATCGCACAAGGGAAATTGGTACCCCGGCGCACATCCGGCCATCATTGACCATGGGCTATGGGGCCGGGTCCACGAAGTGCTGGCCAAGGACGCCCACACCCGTTCGGTGGACACCAAGATACGTTCGCGCACGGATGCCTTGCTGCGCGGGCTGCTTTACGCCCCGAACGGCGAGCGGATGTACCCGACGTACTCGCGCAAGAACGGCCGAAAATACCACTACTACGTCTCCAAATCGGAATCCCGCTTCGGCGCCGCCGAAAAAACCTACGAGCGTATCCCCGCCGAGGAGGTTGAAACCGCGACCCTCGTGCAGATCAAGACGGTGCTGGCCAGTCCGGAGTCCATCGCCTCCGTGTGCCGCTTCATCCAGCAAAACGGGGCGCAGATGGCGGAAGATCAGGCGGTAATGGCGATGGTCCGGCTCGGGGATGTGTGGGAACAACTCTACCCGGTCGAGCGCCATCGCATCGTCAATTTGATGATCGAGCGCGTCGATCTGGTTTCCGGCGGCCTGAAGATCAAATGGCGCGAACTGGGCTGGAAGGAACTGATCGGCGAATTCACACCCTACGGCATCGGGGTGGAACTGGTTGAAGTGGAAGAGACGGTATGAGCGGGGAATGGGAAACCTTCGTGCCGCTGACCTTCAAGCGGCGCGGTGTGCGGCGATTGGCGGCGACCGAAACCCCGGCGCACGACACCACGTTTTTGGAAGGGCTGGGCCGTGCCTTCTACTGGCAACACCTGCTCGACACCGGCGTGATGAAAAGCGGCTCGGCCATCGCCCGGGCGGAAGGTCTGCACCACTCGGTGGTCAACGAACTATTACGACTCACCCTGCTGGCCCCGGACATCATCGAGCAACTAATGGCGGGGCGGCAACCGCGACGCCTGACACTGATGTGGTTTCAGCGCAACCGGCTGCCGGTCGAATGGCAAGCTCAGCGGGACATCATGGCGAGTTTCGAGTAGGAGGAGACGATGGCGAAGAAAGACAAAGGCGTGCTGACCGGCAACCCGGTGACCTACCAGATTCCGAGCCCGGCGGGCGGCGTGCAGATGGAAACCTTCATCCCTTGGACGCTGGTCAAACGCGGGGTGAAGAAACAGGTTATCACCCCGTTGGATATGCCGGAAGCGTTCTCAGAGGAAGCTCATCAGGAACGCCAGGCCCGTGAACGGCTGCAGGACAGTGCGCTGTTGCGCGCACTCGGGCTGGCTCACCATTGGCAACGGTTGCTGGACGAACAGCGAGTGGTGTCCACGTCCGAGATCGCCCAGGCCGAGGGTATCGATGTGACGCAGGTGCGCCGTCTCCTGCGGCTGACCTTGCTGGCTCCGAAGGTCATCGAACAACTGATCGGTACGTCGGAGATGATGCTGGAGCAGGTCATGCGCCGGGCTTGGCCCAACGCCTGGGAAGGCCAGATACAACTGCTTGCAGCATTGTCCTGA